TGGCGAGCTAGGGCAATCGGTACCCCAGAATCTGATTTAATAATAACAAACTCCGCCGGTACATTCTCTTTGAGGAGCTTGTTATCTTTTGAATAAAAATCGACTTTCATATCAGATTCCTATCTCGTGACGCTCTGCACGGGCTAAAGCCCGGCAGCTTCTTGGGCACCCCCGCCGTCGCAGAGGTTAACGCCCAACGGCTGCGTCCCAGCCGAAGGATGTCATTGAAGGCCAAGCGCACGCATCAACTCAAATAACGCCGAGGATTTCCCACTCACCGGTACGCCTCGGTAGTAGGCGGTCTTCTGCTCGGGAGGAGGTGCACTCCCGCCTGGCGTAGCTGCCCCACCACCCATTTGCTGGTTGGCAATAGTATCAATAGCCCGGCGCAATTGCTTCACACCTTCACTAAGAACCGCCAAAGCCGCCTGGAGCTGGGCGACAAGGTCAGAAGCAGCACCCACATCAGGGGAGATAGCACTGGCTTCATCATAAGTGACATTTCCACCAGCCTCAGGAGGCATACCACCCATATCAGGAGGCATACCACCCATATCAGGGGGCATACCACCTCCAGGAGGCATCGCACCCATATCGGGAGGCATTCCGCCTCCAAGAGGCATCGGCGCCCCGCCTCCACCCATCATCAGCTGCATCAGATCAGGAGGCATACCACCGGCACCAGGAGCTTGCGGAGGGGTGTAAGCAAACTTAATGTAGGGATAGTATCTAGACATGTGGGACTCCTATAACAGATCAAGGAACCAATTTAGGATTAACGTCAAGATTGTAGGAGGTAAACCTAAAAAGGATATTGGGAATGCTGTCAAGGCGGCGATAATGGCAATACGTAGAATCAAGCGAAAAAAGAAACCTTTAACCCCATGAAAGGGGAGTAATTCGGGCCTCCTTTTTAATCTTAGCCTAAAGCTTCTACGAAAAGCCATAATCACACCAAAAATAAAACTGGCATAAACCAGATATCCTTAAAAATTATAGTTTACCACAACCATTCCTAATCAGAATCAAACCTGGAATAGCTAAAAAAAAACACTACCGGATTCCTTCCGGCAAAGAATGAAATAGCTCAACTGCTGCGAGAATTCTATATCATTCGCGCTCATAAAAGAAATTTTCCCGAATATGACTTAAACAGTAACCAAGTTCAGGATGTTCTTTGGAGAGAAAAATCGCTTCGCTGAAAGGAACCGGGAGAAAATATTTAGGATGGGCCAATAAATAATCCATAGGAAAAAGGGAGGTAGTATAAACCGGATCTAAGACAAAATTCAAGACCAAAACCCGCTCAGAGGATAAGTAAGGAAAAGCATAACAAGTAAACAAATCTGATATATCTTTAAGTGCGAGAAGGGTATCAGTACCAGCATGAGCACAACCAACATTCGAGCAAATGCGAAAGTAAAGATAATAAAGGAAGTACGAAATAGCACATTTTATCAAATAAGTTGTTGGTTTTTTATTCAAGATGGAAGAATACTTAGTGTAGTCAGGTTCAGCTTCCGACAATAACTCCCAGGCACACTTCTTAGGATACTCATCAAGATTGGAAAGCCTGCGAAAGGGGATTCGATTTGAAGTAAGGCATGAGAATACGAGATCCCCATATGTGACAGGAAAAGAGATGCGTATGGAATAAGGCTGATCTACGAAACCTAAGGCTTGATTAGAGAAAGCAAGCAATCCTGGTCTTATTACGAAGAAAAAATCTATGCGTAAAGAATATAGGGGACCAGGCACTTCCGAATTAAAATCTGAAAGTTTGAGACGAAAATATCGGGATCTGCGATAAAGATAAAACCGGGCTAACTCATAATATGGGTCCATTTGCATAACCACTGAGCCGCTCTGGTACTTAATTCGTCTCGGTCAGGAAGTTCTAAAAATTCATGCTTGCTAAGGTAATCTTCAGGGGCGTCAGAAAGAGAATACCGGGCATCTAAGGCGGTGTTTATAGTTAACACGAATACGGCGTGATTATTCAACCGATCCCCCCAAAGGAAGTCAAACGTAGGCAGGAAAAAATGATTACCGATATCCGGATAGTCAAATTCAAAGAGTGAAAAATCAAAGGGGCGCCCACTTAAACTACGTGCATACCTATAAGGAACAGGAACCTTAATTTTCAGCTTATCTATACAAAAGAGAGAACTTGTTTTAGATATACCCAGGATAGCTTCGTAGTCATCTTGATCTGGAGGGGTAATATGAACAGGAAACCCAAAACTTTTCCTTCCGTCAGGCAGATTAAACACGCAATATTTTACGCAATCATCAATCCTATAAAAGGCAAGGAATAAAAGGAATTGGATAAACTCCCGGGAATTTTCGACGAGATTATGGTCACAATACTCCAAAACAAAATTATGTTCAGGAGTATATAGCCTATGGCGTAAATAATGATCCCATTTACGCGGAGATAAAAGTATATCAGTATGAATTGCAGCTACAAGCATAGGATCTCACACCAGTTCAAAGCTGTAAACCTAAACTATCCATACAAGATATGAAGAGTTCAGATTTTGGAACCAGTTTAAAATATTCCGGGTGATTAAATATAAATTTGCGCGGGATTAATCGAGGAGTTATCCATGCCGGAACAAAAAAGGCAGACACAAGCGCCGTTGGGGTCATATATGCGATTAGGTATCTGCCTCGCATATATAGATGGTTGTCCCTGATATACATTAAAGTCTTCTTATTATATGGACACCCAGTATTCTTACACAGCCAAGCATAGAAATACCATAAAGAATAAAGGATACAATCTTCTATAACAGATTCGATGTTATACTTCACATAGGTATCGAAGAGAAACGCAGCATGTTCCGAATTTTCTATGATGAACTTAGAATACATATCCCGGAAGAAGGGGCTTGGAACAGAAGAGGGATAAATACTCTCAACAGGAACCCAAACAGCGGTTCCTTTTAGGCAAGTAGCAATACAATCAGCATATGTAATAGGAAGGAAAATACTAGGATAAAAATCACGCTCACCGAGGCCTGCTGCCGCTTCTTTAATACCTAAAACACCATCCGTAGTGCTAAAAATAAATTCCATACCCAGCATAAAGGAATTACGCTGCGGAACCTCCTGATCTAAGCTAACTATATCAAATGATGGGTGGTTATAAACTGCCCTTACTACCTCAAACAGTTCCACCAGTTTGTTCTCCCTAAAACTCGTATGTCTAATGCGTCGATGTTAGGTTCCTGAAGAAGATCTGGAATTGCGCAATAGTTCGCCTGATCTTTCCATTGATCGCCTTCAAATGATTCAGCAAGTACATCTTCGATAAATACAGCATGATTGTTATATTTCGAGCCCCAAAAGCAAGAATAATAAGGAAATAAGATACGCCATTCTAAAGAAATCTCGTATTTTTGAAAAGGAAATTTAGCTCCAGTGTTGCTACGAGAATTGATATACTCTTCCGGAAAAGCCGCGATAAACTTACTGAACTCTGAATACTTATAAAATGGATATATATTTAAGGATGCTGTTCCCGGAAAACGCGCATTTTCTATCGTTATATGAAGGGGGATACCGCAACTCTTCCTCCCATCTGGAAGATTGAAAACATGGAATAGATTACTTTTGTTGTCATACTTTATTCGCAGGAAGATTAAACACTGCAACAAATCAGGACAGTCTTCAGCGTAAGCATGCTCTGTAACCGCAAAATAGACACCGAGCTTGCGCCAGGCAGAAACGTAATCACACCAGGAACTATAAGAATCAAATGCTTTTCTCGGGAATGCTAGGACTTTTGCTCGCGGATCCATGACTTTTCTACGTACTGTAAATTACCAGGTGTAGTCCATACAGCAACGAACTCGTATCCGCCCAAGGCCATAGCGCAAACCTAGATTCTCTGAAGACAAAAGAACGGCCTCGGCCATTGGCACAATTACCGCATATTCTGGATGCTGCTTTAAAAACCGTTCTGAGAAAAGCGCAGCAAGAATCTTCGGCGGAACAATCAGGCTATAAACGAGTTCCTGCGCTGGCGTAATATACGTAAAATATGTTCGGCTGTTATAAATAGAGTTGATAAGATTGAGTATAAGAAAAGATGAATTGATCTCATAACCAATAATTTCACAGATTCTAACGTAAAGATACATTAAAAAATAGGCACTACAATAATGCAGCCGAGTGCGGGGCCAGTCGTGTCTCTTAGGAATATCTTTAATGGTGTAATCAAAGGTGAGGTTAGGGATCGCTTTCCAGATAGGCTTTTCAGGATAATCCAATAAAGGAGAAACTTTCGGGACAAAAAGGAGAGAACGATCTACCTCGGAGCAGGCTAGGAAATCTCCATAAGTTACCGGGAAGCGAAAGCTAAGATAGGAAGGTTCTCTATTAAATTTCACAGCCTGATCCGTGAAGGCGATAAAACCTACTGGAGAGAGAAAGAAATACTCCATATATAAAGGATGGAGCAGATCCGGGCGACTTTGAGGTTCTTCCGGATCAACTAAGCTAAAGTAAGGCGTATTATAGCGGAACTGGACTATAGAATTAAGCGAGTCCAATCGCATTTCGTCCTCGCAACTAAGACGCTCAACTCGTCGATGTGATCTAATCTCAAAAACTCTGCTAAGCTCAGGAAGTTTTCAGAACGATAGTATTATCTACATGAAATAGAGCATATATGCAGATTCAACTGGGTTAATGTATCGAATTTGAAAGATATGAGCGCGGACGTTCTGGATTTCATCTTATATGAACATGCCAATTACAGTTTCTTTGGATGAATAACCTACTCAGCTCGTTTAGCCTGCTAAGACGCATAATAGCTACAGGGTCTAGGAAATTCTTACTATCGTAAACAGCATCAGGGAAACCTGGTACAGGGAGATAGATGTTGAAGACAAAAACCGCATGATTGTTCCATTTCTCGTCCCAGAGAAAGTCATAATAAGGGAGTATTATACGACCACAGGTATCGAGTGTGAACTGATGCGTATTAAGACAGGTACCATTAAGACTCTTCGAATTAGCGTATTCTTCTGACAAATAAACACTCATTTTAGCAGAATAGAAGCAATCCGATTGGAAGGTAAAGTAAATTGTAGCAGTACCCGGAGAAGGGACATCCGCCGGGGAGAAATGAAGCGGGATGCCACAACTCCGGGTACCGTCAGGCAATTCAAAGATATGATAAAAGCCTATACGGCCATACTCATGAAACACAAGAAAGACTATGGGTTGAATATAGTCCCTGTGGTTTTCGATGAGTTCGTGGGGATAAACGGAATCACTGAAATAGTCATAACGATTAGAATCGCAGAATCTTTTGCAGAAAAGTTTGTACCAGGCTACCGGGTCAATAAATATATGTGTCGGAAAGGCGGCTACAAGCATGGTTTACTTACGCAGCATGCAATGGGCAACCCAGAGTCTTAAACCTAAGTCATCTTTAAGATTAAGAAGGGCCTCAGAAAGGGGAACCTCCAGGATATAGTCTAAGTAGTCGTGCCAGAAATTCGGAAATAGCTTTTTGATTATCTTATCAGCAAAGAGGGCCGTATAAACCAGGCGCCCTTTGAGGTCAACATAACCCATACTGCTGAATTGCGTTAGGTCTTTAGGAAGAAACCTGCGGAAGTCCCGGAATACCTCCTGGTTATATGGGCAACCGGTCAAAATACAAAAGCGGCGATAAAACTGCTTCAAAAAGTACAGAAGGCAATTGGTCGTAAGGAGAACACTATCTTTGCCTGTATAAACATTAAGAAGCCGACTGTGCAAAATTTTATCTACACGCTCAGGCGGAAAATCAAAGATCCCCCGCTCATGCAGCCAAGGGTAATCTAAGGAAAGTGGTTGATCTAGTCTAGCCTCCAGGAAATAGGAAGTCCCAAGACCGATATATGCGGCAACTGCAAGGTCACCATAGGTAATCGGGAAAGAGATGTTAATATAATAGGGCTGTTTATTTAGCTGTAAAATCTTGTCCGAGAAGGCCAGGAAGCTATTATTCAGAGCAAAGAAGAGCTCAACCCACATCGAATATACAGGGCAATTGTCTGGAGGGGTTTCGTCATAAAATAGGAATCTAAGTTTCTTATTCTCATAAACACAGCGGAGAGGTTTAGAATAGACCGAAAGGATTGTAGGATCCCTATACATTCCAGATCACCGTATCATCTTGCTCGAAGAGATGATAAAACCAGTTACTGTGCCTCTGCGCAATAAGACTACTCAGTTCATCTTTATTAGGAAGGCAGAGGAAATCCATAAAACTCATGCTCATCGAATCCAGCTTCCCGTATAAAGACTTGCGCACACGATAAGTGGTGTATATATGGAATGTCTGAACAATATGATTAGATACCCGCGGACCCCATATTAAGACCGGTATCGGCAAACTGAGTTCACAGTTATAAATTGGCAACTCTGCTAGCGGAAATTCGAACCCCGGCGTAGAAGAGGTCCCTAAATATTCTGGTGGGATCTTTAGCGTGGAAGAGCGATTAGCGAAGCGATTTAATAGGAACTCAAAACCTTTAAATGATATAGTTCCGGGAGGAGCAGGATCCATATCTGTAATATGATAAGCGACTCCGCAAGTCTTGGTACCGTCAGGAAGAGTAAAGATACAAACCTTCTCGAGGTTCTCTGGAGAGTGGAATATAGCAAAGAGTATAATCTGCATGAGATCGGAACATTCTTCGATCTCATCGTGCTCATAATAGTCTAACTTAAGGTCATGATCCCGAGCATTCTTTGCATCAAGATAGGCCTGCCAACCCTCAGCATTCTTTGCATCAAGATAGGCCTGCCAACCCTCATCTGAGATTAAGGCATTTCTAGGAATCGCTGCAACTCTCATGGCTGGGGAGTGTAGGTGTATGTCATCCAATTGTACTCTCGACGTACCACAAGCTCACTCAACTCGTCGATGTCAGACATTGCAAGAAACTCGAATGTATGCTTAAAGAGGTAGCTATAACTATCCGGAATATATCTATTGAGATACTTTGATGCATCTATTACCACAACATGGACTGAATGATTTAATACTTCTTTACCCCAAAACAGACGTAATCCGGCTAGATAACTTTGGCTATACTCAATATCAATTTCCGGAAAAGAAAAACACTCATTATCGGCTCCGTGTATTGTATAGCCTTCAGGAATAGAAAACTTGCAGGAAAATGAAAAGTCTGTATTTGTTATGATGGGAAAGCTACCCGAAACCGTTGCTAAACCAGGATACTTTTTATCCGTAATATGACACGGAATACCATAACTTTTGCGACCGTCGGGCGTATCAAAGACACAAAAATAGTTGGAATTGCGGTCAAAATCAAGACAAAACATTACAAAAACAATTGGTTGGATTAATTCAGCGCAATTCTCGATAGTTTCGTGATCGTAATAGTTGAATGGCATAAAATGAGGATACTCCTTACGTTTTTCTTGTATAAACTTCCGCCAAAGTTTGGCAGAGAACAGAATAGATTTAGGAATTGCTGCAACCTTCACACCACAACCTCAATGAAAGTAAAACGGATTGACTTGGAATAAACCTGCTCTTTTTGATATTAGAACTCAAGGGCGGCATTCGGAACGATTCCTAGAAGGTACCGTAATCCTAAACGCTCTTTGCAGAGTAAGAGGAGCTCCGATATAGGGACAACTAGGAAATACTCAGGGTGCGCTAGGAAAAATTGCGGGGGAAATAGAGTATTCGTAATATATCTAGGAAGGAATACAGCAAATACCAGTTTATTTTCTTTATCAATATACGTAAATGTGTTGCTGCGATAGGGATCGTAGTAAGCGCTATGATATAGAGACTTTACTCCATCCACGTCATAAGGACAGCCGGTGATCTGGCAGATACGCAGGTAAGCATAACGTAGAAAATAGAAAACGCATTCAGTAAGAAATCCGTAAACGTCATTGAAGTTCCAGCTATACATTAGTTTCTCTGGATTTGCCTGAGCCACTTCAGGATCTGTACGCCAGAGCTCATCTAATGGAGGAAGATTCAGACTAAGATCCTTCTCCGGATGAAAATTAAGTCTCTTTCGTACAAAATTCCCTGCTGCGAGATGGTCACCGTAGGTAATAGTGTGCGTGAGACTGAGAAAAAAGTCCTCATCTCCTTTTTCTAATGCACGCCCTTTAAAACCAAGGAGCTCATCCTCTAAACCAAAGAAGCACTCAATATTAATAGAGTAAGTCGGGTATTTTAACTCATAATATTCATAGGGAAGAACAACCCGTAACCCTTTTCCATCAAAAATGCATTGTACCGGTTGGGCTTGCATGGTTCTCCTCACGCTCAGAATCTGAATAAGATCTCGGCGTGTTTCAACATCATCGTGCTCATAATATTCAAAGTAATGTCCGCCCAAAATATACGATTTTCGCTGACTAAAGTAAGATCGCCAGCTATTTTTATTCGCTAGAACATAGCGCGGAATGGCCGCTACTTTCATACGGAACTCCGGTAGGGATAAAATCGCCGCGTCTTGGTAAGGTGTTACACAAAATACATAGAGTGAGCAGCAAAAATATAAGCAATCGCCCGACGCAATCCAAAATCATCATTATCCATAAGGAGGACTTCGTCAATAGAGGCTATTCTTGCATAATCAGGATATCGCGTAGGAAATCCTTCAGGAAAGAACTGCCTCGTTTCACTAGGACTGAAAGTAACGGCGTAAACTAAGCGAAAGTCAGAAGATACATAAGAGAAGTAATACGCATCGAAAGCATGGTTTCTTATGTAATCCACTAAGTTATCCGACATTGCCTGGCCAACCACCGCATGGGCACGAAAGCAGAGATGATAAAGGAGATAACGAAGGCATGACCATACGAAAACATCTTGGCTATAGGCTAATTGAAATATCTTATCTTTCAGGTAACGCGAAACCTTCTGAGAACGCGAGTCTGCTTCCCATAGAGTCTGCCACGGTACCAGCTGCCCGTCGCGCAGGCATTCTGGGCACGGCCCGTTCATAAGGATAAAGCCATCAATTACTGGCCAATCCTCATAGAAGAGCGGGCGCGATACTGGTAGATGCCAATGCCCACTTCCCGCTCTTATGACAGCATCGGAGATAAGGATAAACCCATCCGGTGCCGTAAAATACAAATCCGTATAAACTGGAAGACCGGTTCTATATTGGTCATCAGGATGTACTGGGACGAAAATGTCATTATCCCGATAAAATTGCACTACCTTTCCGTGCAAATCCATTTTGAGAACCTTCGTGCTGCTAGTTCACTTAATGGATCAATATCTCGTAACCTTAGAAATTGAAAGACCGGCATAGCACAGGATTCACGTTCCACAGGGATGATGTGGACTAAATGGTTCTTGTGAATCGGTCCCCAGAGAATCGTATTCTTTGGGTTCTCAGCGAAGATAGGTCCGCCAAGACCTTTAGTTTTAGGAATATCGGGAACATAAGGGGTATACCGAACGTGGATACGTGTACTCGAATATCGGATAACTAAGTCCTCTTTACTAAAAGGACTAGCAGCAAGATCGCATTTTACCACGCCAGGTTCTTCTGTATCGAATAGCGTAAGGTGGCATAGCAGTCCGCACCCAAACTGCCCGCTTGAACGCTGAAAAGGCAGAACCTTTACGGTGCATGAAGCAAATTTGACATACATCAAAAAGACCGCAAGTTGGATTAAATCATTCCTATCCTCAATAAGGTCATGCTCATAATGCTGTAAATGGAAATTACCACTGAGCGGATTCTTCGGAACAAAAGAATGCCGAAGTGCTGGTGGATAATCAATTCCTACAAAGTACTCCGGTATTTTACTAAACAAATCCCTAGGCAAAGCCAATACCTGCATCTCACCCTCACTTATCAATGAAAGTTCGGTGAAAATAGATAATTAAATGCGTGCCGTGAAGCAAAATCATGTTCGCTCTCCGCTAAAAGTTCATCAAAGAAGACCGGTCGTATGAGATCCGGATGCTTGTGGATGAATTCCTGCGGAAATAGATTATTCTTTAATGCAGCGACAATCATACCCATTTCGCCCGGAACTTAAAGGTATAAGGAAATTGATAGAAAAAGAATGTATTGGACCTATCGGAAGTACCACAACCCCGTAAAGATTGAACCATTTGTGCGAAAGCAGGATCCTCAAATTGCCCGAGCATATAACCCTGTGTTATCGCAGAAATCGGGTAAAGAACCAAGGTTCCGGGATAGGCCTCCTGCCACAGCTTTATAACTTTAAGGCTATCTCGCGTACCCAGTATAGCGTTAATATATAAAATACGAACAAAATAATATGCTGGATAATTATCGAACTTCCCCGGGAATTCCACTAGATCAGCGTAAGAGCTTACAGCCTTTTCATTTAGTGCGGTCAATAACCGCGTTATAAGGTGTAATTCTGCTCCGCGCTCCTTAGGCTTTACTACTTGATAGATCAAATAATACAACTTTTCAATGAAAACATTGGTCTTGTAACGAAGTACCGTATAAATGTGATTCTTATTCCATTCATTAGAAAAGAAGGATTGAAAGTCATCGTGGTCGAAATCGCCTTCGCTACACATGGCAATGAAGATATCAGAAGGGGTTAGGCGAAATGGAATAAACGAGCAATTTACGAACGGTGCTTTATATAACTGCGGAGAAAAGACTAAAAGTTGGTCTTTGTGGCAGAGAGCAATACCGCCGATTATAAGGCAATCATTCTTTGATAAATCTTCTAACGGTTTGCTATAGAAGGTGCAGTCAAACTCATGAGATTTGGCCAGACACAGGACGTGGGGGCTATATGCATATTCAAGAGATAGGCTAGAGTACTCTCTAGCTACAAATTCAGTGGCCGTAAATGAGCGCACGGATTCCATACCTGAGCGAATCCTCTGGAAAGGAAGAATTAAGATATTCTCCTAAAAGCATGGTCCTACCGGTATATCCAGGAACAAAGGCTAACAATAGTGAAACTAGATGATTTCTATAGATTGAATCCTCTCCACTGTAAGGGATATACAGCGCCGAGTAAGGCCGATAGCATTGTATCGCGGACCCCGAAACACCAGGAAATAGCGAGGCATCTAGGTTAATCGAGGAAAACTGCAAACCATACCTTAAGATATCATCAACATTAATATCTACGACAACGCAGTTAAATCCAGGTTCCGCCTCTACATTCTCCGTAGAAAAGTGGAGTAAGAGAGCTGCTTTAGGCGGATCCCCGAAGAGGCATACAGGGAGAGCCTCGAAATTAGAGCCCTGATGCTGCTCATGCGCCATCGGAACGAAGAGGGCTAAAAAGGCAGGCTGAACAACGTCAGCCCGCCTGTCTGCTAAATAATGATCCATGAGAAAATAATTACGCTGGAACTTGGGCCCGTAATAGCGCCAATCATACTTATTTATTACCGGGAAAACGATTACTTTAGGCATCACTTCCTCCAGGTTACCGGAATGCGCGCCCAACCGACAGCGTTGCGAAGTGGAACCGGATCAAGTACACGCCATTCATATTCTGAAGTATTCGCAAAGAAAATGGAAACAGCAGGGTCAAACATGTTATAAATATAGGCAAAACGTACAAGAGACGGACGGCTCCAGAAGATGTAATCCCTGAGTGACTGTAAGATATTCATCAATGAGCGCTCTTCATACTCAGATACGCGAGCATAAGCCCTTGCAACATGGCATAGAGCATACTTGCCTTTATAGTACGTAGGGCAGAGTTGTGAATAGAAAATTGCACCTTGTTTATTTAGCCATTCCCTAAAGAATTCAAGCAATTTTGTAACTGCCATAGCGTCGTCCTTACGTCCCTCTTCTTTCAAACGATCTTGTAGGCGAGTCATTGTAAAACGTAACCTATATCGAAGCAATGGAACGAGGTACCTCTCCAAACCTTTGCCCAGTAAATGGTTATTAAGGGTAGATAAAGGCGTCCTGAAAAGGGCTATTTGACTCTGAGCAAGAACCTCTGTAAGGGTCAAAGGGAACATAAAGACAGGATACCATACTTCTTCCCTTTGACCGTAGAGCTTATTTGAAAATAGCAGAATAAAATCGTCGTCGTTTATGAAACCACAGCCGCCAAGAACTGGAAGTATATTAGGGTTCTCATCAAATTCCGAACAGAAGATATAGCTGCCATTAACAACATCGAAATGAAGGAAATATTCGTCTGGAACAGGAAAAGTAGTTAGATTCTCGATATTAGACGAAGCCCTAGATGGCATATTTTAACCTTCGATTTCCTGAGAAAGCCATTTTACTTTAGCAGGAGAATAACGAAAGACAGCGTCGAAAAATAACTTGGGAAAGGCTGTAAAAAGTTTGCCTGGAACCTGTTCTTGCGCATTTAGGAAATAGAAGATATGCCCATGATCGAGGTCTAGAAAGGAAAATAGAGAAGGAAAATAATCATGGAGGGCTAGTACGCGGCGGGCCCAGGTATTCTGGTCGTGAGCAAAGAATTCCACGACGTAATCAATCGTTGGAGTACCATCTTGAATACTTCCGTATCTCCACGTCAGACCGACTTGGGGATAACCATGCGAAACATGACTAGAAAAGAAATTAATAAAGTACTCCAGAAGATTGAGTTTCTTTTCTGGAAGGAATACAGAATCATATAATCGGTAAAAACCTTGAAGGGCAAATCTTGCACAAACCCGCTGTATAGCACGAAAGAGTGGTGTTGGCTCTAGAAGGATAGCTTCCAAAAGGGAAGTTGCTTTTAACTCCTCCCTGAAAATAGCAAGCTCTTTTGCCCAATTAATAAAGTTTTCAGTTATGGCGAACATCGGGATGAGGTGCCAACGATCCCCTTGCCGCCGTAAGAATTCATCAGAGAATAGGAGAAACAGATCATGGGAGGAGACATAAAATCCATATCGCAATAAATAAGCACCTATGGGAACTTCATGAGGATAAAGAAGCATGTATTGCTCAGTAGCAGGACAATAATAGGCACAACGTTGCTTTGGTACCCTGGCAGCCATAACCTAACCTGTAATCCCTCGATGGTTTAATCTCACTTGGAAAATCTTACCAGATTCCGGCAAACGGGCCCGCTTTCCCCCTAAGCGCTTATAGCGGTATAGATTGCAAATCGCGGAAAGGACTCCTGGCGGGCATCCAGAACGAATAAATAAGCGCTTACAGATATACTCTAAATAATTGCCGGGAACAAGGGCACTCTGCCTATATAGGTCGGCAAGTTGTCTCACAGCGTAGATCGTAAAGTATTCGGGTATAAGCTCCACCACTAGCGCTAGGAAGTCCTTTGCCGAGAACTTCCTACGCGACCTTCCGAGATCAAGTTTACAGAACATAGCTTGGCAGGCAATAGTCTGGCCTGAGTCGGTTTCAAACTTTAATAGACCGGAAAACTCAAAGATAGTATCCTTCAAGAAAAGCGTATCCCAATTACGAAAGAGCCCTAGCCGAGAACGCATAGTACGCGGCACAGAATCAGGCGAATTCGAAAGTTGCTTTAATCTCCAATAAGCATCCTTCAATAATCCAAAAACCATCTTCTGGAAGAGATACCTATGAATTAATCTTGGAGCGGGCGTTGAGGGAAAGATGAAATGATATAGCTCTCCCAAATAATCCTCGAATTTCTTAATATCCATAGCAGAGTTCTGTTCGAAGAAGAGGTAATAGTAATAGATATCCGCCACCATGAGCGGAATAAATGGCGCTGCGGAAATCGTCTTCTCGGAGAAGAGGGCGATTCCACGATCAAAGTGAAAGACGGGCAGAAGCATAAAGGGATAGCTTTGCCCGTCTTGGGGTTGGTCAGAGAAAAATTTGGAGTCGACGTAGTGAAGCGGAGTTTCCAGTTCGGTCATGGGCAGACTCAGCTTCTTTTGTACTAACAAGGCAGAGACCCTCAGGATACTCAAACGGACGAACCGTGCGCTCCCTAAGATAGTCAGCGTAGAAATATTTCCAAATCTGATCGGAATCGAACATGTCGCGGAGATAAAGGTTATGCAGAAGGCCGAGGTCGGTTATAGAGAAGTAATCGGGACGGTACTCCATAGCTAGGGCAATCAGTTCGCTGATTCCATAATATTTCAAACGGAAATTGGGACAGATTCCAATAGTTCTACAGAAGCAAAATATCTTGGATCCACTATTATCCACAGCCGCAAAATAGCGCCAACCGGTAACCTGCGGTAAGACATTGTGAAGTGAAGGATCAAAATAGGTAAAAAGCCGGTGTAGGACCGTGGACGAAATACGCTCTTCTTCATAGAAATTACGAAAATCCTCATATAATCTGCGAATCATTGCGCGGATCATCTTATGGAATAGAGAAACGATATGTAATTGCGTTCCACTATAGTTTAAATAAGCGCAAGGATGCGTCGAGATCAGATATTGAATGAAATCTCGATATCCCCAGGCATCTCTGACATTCAGAGATAGCATATAGTGATAATAAGCATCAATAAGGCGCACAGGAAAAACCGGTGCGCTCTTTCCCCAGACATCGGAAAAGGCAATTAAAGTATCACGACGCCTAAAGATAGGGAATACAGCAACGGGCCAGATCGTATCGCAGCTAGTAGGATCAAGCGGGCGAAAGGAATCAAACGTTGGACTATATCCTAATAAAGTTTCTGGATCCGGTCTAAGTAGCATCATACGCCTCTAATTATCCAGCTCAAACGGAAGAAGTAAGCTCCGCTGAGTATCCTTCAGGGAATAATTAAAGAGCTGATTCTCTAAGCAATCATTCTCCAAAATCCGATCATATAACATACTCCTGACAATTACGAGTTTGTCTTCTAGACAATCAGGTATACTAATATCCAAAGGAAAGACTTGGTGATTCTTTAAGGAAGATCCATATGAAATATACCCAATATCTTCTCGCCACAAATAAGCGGCATCAATCGTATTCAATGGAACCGCGCCTATCTGCGTACCCTCCGGCAGAACGAGTCTTATATGACAACCAATCGGATCCACATATAAAGTATTTTCATCGACAAAATCCTCATTCAGACAGAGATGAAATAATCGAGCTAGATATATCTTTTCATCACCAGGATAAGTAATCGGTAACACGGTACGAGAATCGGGAAAGGGATAGTGCCTCCTAAAGGAGACTAAGGCCAGTGGCTGAATAAGATGGGCCGAATGGTCTGCAACCTCATGAGGGAGATGGGCACCTGCTTCAAACAATGGACGTGCTCTATTATACCAAGGGATTTGTGCAGAAAATGTTAGTACACGCATGTCTTTCTCCTGGGTAACCAATTATTTGCAAAGAACCTCGCCATTATTGCCTACAGAATGAAAAAGGTATAGACCCCGGGATTTACAGAAATGTGTATAAAAATGAAACCACGGCTCATTCCGATCAAGTTCATCACGAATATAGAGCTGGTAGAGAGTTTGTATATTTGTGTTCTCAAAGAGGTCGGGGAGAAATTCTATCGCAAGGGCAATTAATTCTTCAAGACCATAATGCTCACGACTAAAACGCGGCACCACAGAATAGGTGACGCACAAAGCCAAAATGGTTTCTCCATGTCGTTTAGCACAGAAGTGCTGCTCGAAGAAAATATCTTCAAATAGCCAAGACCTCTCGACCTCAAATTCCCTACTGAGTCGCTCATCGAAGGGAAGCTGTTGTTTTCTACCTCGCATACGCATAATCCAGTCCAGGCGATGGAATAACATCAAAGATAAAGAACGTATCAAACGTGAAAGGGGGTTCTCGGGACTGAAATCATTGAGTTTGTAACTAGAATAGAGATAACTAGAGAAATCTGAATAAGGCCAATTCTCTTTAAGTGAGAAAATACAGTGGTAGTATGCATCTAAGACCTTAACATATAGAAGCGGCGCTGTATCCAAAAAATTGGGAGAAAAAGAATAAAGTACATCTCCATAATAGAAGACAGGGAAAAGGGCAACGGGAACTGAAGAGCGCGGAAAGGGAGAACTTAAAAACGAACCAAAGCTAATGGTATAGTGTAATAATTGATCTGGTCCCGGTAGGGTCCTAGAATTCGTTTCACAGTGGTACACCGTAATCCTCGCCAAATGCACAAGGTCCACCAAATTCCTGATTAAGATAATGAAATAATTGATTTTCTAGGCAATTTGATTTGTGGTCCAAATATGCATCACTCCAAATAGATAAGCAAGTACGGTCTACCTGGCCCTCTAAGGAAATAAATATCGGAAAAACAGCGTGATTTCTAAGATTATTCTTATATTTGATGAAAGCAAATGCTGGGTCTATCTCAAAGGAGATGTTTAATACCTCAGGAAGTGGAATACCTCCAACTCGTGTACCCGGAGGAAATCTAACACGGATATAAGAGGTAACTGGATCTAAATGGAGTAATTCATGAGTAACTTCCGAACTACCTATGCTTACATGGAATAAACGTGCGAAATAGATATTGGAGTCGCCTTCGTACTCGATAGGATAAATCTGTCGAGTAAGTGATGCGTAAAGATAAGTCCGAGTAAAAGAGACGAGAAATAGAGGCTGTACATATTCCTGAGCCATATCCGCTTGCTCATGAGTAATTTCTGAACAATAGCAAATGGCATTCTGAACATATTGATTTAAAAGCCAAGAAGGAAAAACCGCAACTTTCATCGGGTGCCTTGTAGCAGAAACCTGTTATCTATTGTAGGTTACTCAGACAAGATGATTACGTTCTGATCGGGACGAACCTTACCAGAACGGAAGGCCTTGAGAAATTCTTCACGATTAGTAAAGCGCAGAGGAGCTCCCTGACCCCTCTGATTGCTCAAGTAGTACAGACCGCCTAAATACTCCATTGTAGGGGTAATATGCACCTGGAAGTTCTGAAGAGTGAATAGATTTTTCGAAGGTAAGAGCTTATCAATCGCCTCTTTAACCGCAGCAGTATCCGCAGGGACATGGAATTGCATTGTATCTCCGTCGAAGTCTGCGCCAAAGGCAGAAACGAGAAATGGGGGGATTTCCATAACGTTATTCTGGGTTAAGCGAGGCCATGCCGCCATAACGCCGTGTTTATGCAGCACAGGAGCACGAGAGATCAGAACAGGGCGAACCTGCATCTCCTTCAGAAGGGCCGTACGGGCTACCTGATCTTTATTAATAACCCTGGTAACGGCTTCTGAACGCCTATATCCATCCTTTACTAACCTACGAATAATGAAAGGTTTGTAGATTTCCCAGGCAGCACGTTCGGGAATCGCTACTTCATCAATACCAAGGTTGGGATTAGGGATAATTGTCGCACGGCCTACTAGGTCGACAGTCGCACCGAGGAGCTTCTTCTGAACCACACCAAATTTCGGAGAAGATCCGATCAACTGCGGAATGATACCTTTGATATTCTGTGTCCTCTGCTTCGGATCAATTGGCTCTGTTAGACCAATCAGGGCTTTTACTGCATTATAGAGGAGTTCTCGATCCCTAGCATCCAGGGCATTAAACTCCTTCAAAGCTGCATTTGCCTTGCTAATATCAAATACAGTTTTATAAAGATAATTTGCATCGGCTACTAAAGGCAGTTTCGTTGTGGACATGAATCCTACCGCCCGGAAAACCGGAGGCATGACAGGTATAGCCTCCCAGAAGAGATCGTCAGGGGCGATCTTATTCTCTTTCAGGACGGTAAGAAAGCGCAGCTTACGAATAAGGGAATCGCGGCGAGAGGGTGCTGCTTGAGTTACCTCGCGCTGAAGAAGTTCTATTGTTTTATCTATATTAATACTGGCCAAGGCCTTACGAATTGCATAAGGTCCGGTTCCGAAATTCCCGTAGTTCTTCCTCCCGAATAGAATAGCTTGCAGTTCGTTGATCTTAAGGCCCAGGAGGTTGGCAATGGGAGATTCTAGAAGTGGGTTTAAAATAGGTTCTGGAAGTTTGATCGCAGACCAAAGGGTTCCTGAAAGCCCACCAGTCTTTTCAGGATCAAAGAGACCGCCGGGGATTGGTTGAATCCCATCCCCGCGAACCGTTACTGCTTCCCCATTTTCTAGGTAGCGATTCTTCGTAAGTTCTTTGATTGCAGAATTAGTAAGGGCATAAACCCGAACAGCCTCACCTTTATTAATAGGATTAAGACCAGCCGCAATTAACTGGCCTAGGAACTTATCATAAACAAAGGGAACATCGGGATTGCTGGGAATATCGTATCCGAGAGAGATGCGATCCCAGAACAGAGGATTGGCCTGCCCACGAACAATTCGAGCATCTCTGGCTACATTATAGGCTCCGTGAGCAAGGAGGCCGAACATCTCCAGCAAACCAATACGCTTGGCACCCTCAAAACCACCCTTAACGGGAGTTTCTTCCATAGAATACTCACCCGTGGCTCTCCCGGATAGCTTGCTCTCTGCCATATGATGTAACTTCATCATATAGCGATATCCGGTAGTCACGGGGACTTTGATATTGTATTTCTCTATATAGACCTCTTCTTTATCCTTGATCCCATGCTCCTTCAAAAGATTTTCAACATACTCCACCATATTAAGCTGGTGGTCTGGGATAAGGATAGGTTTCCCAGTCTTCTTTGCAACCTTCGCCAAAATAGCTTCCCAGATTTGGGCTGGGTTAACACGACCTTGAACACCCAAAGGGTTAAGGATCAGCTCGAATGGCTCACCATTCTCATCCTTGGGCATTTGGTCGTCCGGCAAAATTGCACCTACAATGTGCTTATCGCCATATCTTCCTGCAATCTTATCCCCAACGCGAAATTGTTGAACAGACCGGACTACAACATTAAGCGCTTTAGGGCCACGCACAACATCCGTAACAACTCCTTCATCCTCGTGTTCCCATAAAACGCTATCATCCGAATAAATCCGCCTTCCATATACAGAATTGATCCGAGCGAGCAAAAGGATTGGTGTACCCTTCTTGACTACAGTACCCGGTTTGATTGTTCCGTCATTGTCATAATTTTCGTAAAAATCCCGCTTATATTTTCCTGGGAAGATCGACTGGAACTTATTTTTGTCATAGACAAATTCACTAGAACGATCATGCCAAAATTGGTAGGCATGCTCCGAGGCCAGCTTCTTCGCCGCAGATTCTGAAATGATAGCAGAATCCTCGAAGTTTAACCCTTCATAAGCCATATAAGCCGTCTTGAGGTTACGCCCAAGGGCCAAGATCCCGTTTTCATCAACATAGTTACTCTTAGTCAGGGCCTGCCCGGCCTTCACCTTCATTCCCGGCTGTACAAGCGGGATCTCAGAATAGAAGGTTTTTCTGTTGTAAGGGAAGTATTCGTGATAAGATACTTTATAGAGTTTGCCGTCCTCACCCCGAATGACAATATTCCCGTTTTCTACTTTCTGCACCTCGCCATTTACAGGAGCTGTAGCCCCACGGAAATAGGATCCATAAATTTCGTCGTAGGATGTTCCTGAGCTACTAGCGTTACGAACGAGCGGTGCCTCTGCCTCTGCAAGAGGAACTGCCTGGGCAAGCATCCTGGCACCCATTGAGATTCGCTGCCCATAGGCGTTCTGCTTCATCGGCACCAAGTTCGTTAACGGGGCATACATAGCGTCCGCATAAGGAAGAATATAATCCACCATATCCGGACGCACTAAGATATGCTGATTATTAAAGATCGCACGAACGAATTTCCTCCCCGATTCCAGCTCGCCGGGGAACGTTACGACCTTGTTAAAGATATCAATAGGGCGAAGATACTCTTGCTCCTTGGTCTTTGCATTTATAAATAGCGTATAAACGTTACCTTCAGAATCGCGTTTCGTATAAGCAGTAAACCTATTATCAACTCCTACATTCTCGCCTTCAGGTGTGAAAACTGGATCAATATAACCAAAATGCGAAGGATGGAGGTAACGAACACTCTCTGCGACGGCGTTAACATCTTCAATACCGCCTTCTCCTAGTCGAGTAACTCTGTAGCGGCTATCAAGTAGTTCGAGGGGATTGACCTCCTCCAGGGCATTACCTAAACCTGAGCCGTGAATAGCTTCCGTTAGACTATCATCAAAAATACCAGAATCAATTGCACGGACATCTCTTTTTGCCCGTGCGGACAAATAACGCTTTCGCAGGCGAATTAACCCCTTTCGAATTGCAGCGGCGAAATATTCTTCAGGTCCATAAACACGGAGAAAGGCAGCATGATTACTGTCGTCAAGTGGGCCTTTTCCCTGAGAAGCGGCGAGGAGCTTGGCTGTAGCTAGAAGGGGGATTTCTGGAGTAAACTGAGCAATTTCTTTTCCTAGCGTAATTCGATTTACTGAGGGGTCAAACTTAAATCTGCTAAAGAGCTGCTTAAGGTCCTCCGAGATATCCGTCGTCGCCGTAGGGGCCTTACCCATGAATACTGTATAAAGGCGTTCGAGGGTCCGCGGCTGGACATGCTGCTTATTGATTGTGTAAATATCCTTACCCCAGTATTGAATGATTGTTTCAGAAGGAACACCCAGGGCCTCTAAAAGGGGGAGGAGCGGGATCTTTGCCTGGCCACGGGTAACATAGAATAGACCTGTTTTAGGATCGAGGACGTATCTATGGCCAAACCCACCGGCTACATTGACCATTGCCTCGTATTCCCCGGTGCTTGCAAGTTTTGTATAGACACCAGGGCGGAGACGAGCCTGGTTAATGAGTCCGTATTCAACGCCGTTAATGATAAATGTCCCTCGATCGGTAAGGTAAGGAACAGCAGCAAGACGCTTCTTAGTCCGAGAAACGACCTCCCCTGTTTTCTTATCAACAAGGCGAAGTACACCACGCAAAGGGCGGGCAAGGGTGTAGCCGGAGAGGACAAATTCCTTTTCTAGCTTAGGGTCGACCTGCTCATCGCCGTCGTATTCTAGATCAGTAACTTCAAGTCGGAAATTCTCATCTTCAATAGGAAAAGCAGCCGCAATAGCATCCTTGACCCGATTATAGATGGTCGTGCGGATTCGAGGGATATCATCAAAAGAATATAAATCGGATGCCATATTACTAAGCCTGAATATCTTTCTTAGGGGCAGGTTTGCGAGTTGGAATATCTATGAGTGAAGGATCCGTCTCCTCGAAATGGGCCACTGCCAAAAGGTTCCAAGCAGCATGTACAACATGGTCTTCCGATGTATCACCCAGCAGATAAAGGGTAATATGTCGTAGTGCATGATTGATGAGATTAGACGCCGGAATGCCCTTTTCCCAGTTCCGGGCACCGTAACGCTGGGCTCCTTTTGCATAAACCCTGGCCAAGCGTCTTAATCCGATAGGAGTTATAAGATCGTAACGTTCAGAATCCGCATCTGCACAGCGGACCGCGCCGCTCTCAAATACGGTAAGTTTTTCTGTATCCTCCTTAGAAGATTGATCTCTATCTTCTTGCTCTTCCGTCTTCGGTTCTAACATATGCATCACTCCGGGATCAGGAGGAAGGTGACTCGCCCAAATATCACCCAATAAGCCATCCGACCATAAATCCCCCATCTCACTCTCCTTGAGCCAATAACTGATAAGCAACTCGCAAACGAGCCGGTGTGATCTTCCTAGTATCGCTTTCCACAGCCACAGCAGCCTCCGCGGTAGTTAAACTTCTTTTCCTAGCTCTCCTTTTCTTTTTAATCCGGGTTTTTTCTTCATCCTCTTCGTCTTCTTTGGTCACCTCTTTCGGAGTTTCTTCTATATCTATAGATGGTGCGCTAAGTGCATAATGATCTGATCGCTGTTTGACAATACCTCCTTCAGGATCTAAAAGCTCTTTTAATATTCGCAAGTTAGTAGTTCTATGAGCATTCAGATTAATCAAATTCTGGATCTTTTGTGAGGCCTCCTGAACTGCCGCGTTATAATTTTGGGTCTTGCGGAAACCCTCCTCAACTATTTGCAGAGGATCCGCCTTCTGGTACTTCGGCGTATGAGTAATTAAACTCATTATGAAAGATGCAGCGGGGATTGCTGCAAGTGCGAAGGTAAGAGTATCCCAAAAACCGCCCTCCTTTGTAAAGTGTGCCTTTTTATCTTCACTCTTTATAGGTTCCAATTTATGTTTACGCTGAGCTACAAGTTCGTCTCGGCTTATCGGAGTCAATTCAGGAGCAACAGGATCAAGATCGAGATAAATACTATAGTCCAAACCGGAATGCTCTAAGAGAAGATCACGAATCCGTTTACGCGAGTCCTCCGGAAGTTGCTTGATTGTCTCAACATCAAACGCACCCTCCTTCATCTTCTTATTTAAAAGCACAAGATCCGCATATTCTTTATAGAAGGCATCCGCAGCCGATTGCGTGTAAGCACGAGTATAGCGTTCTGTACGCTTTTCTAATAAATCTTTATTAAATTTCCGACTCAGACGTAATCCGGCCAGGAAGGCACCTGCTCCTAACGTAATGAGAATTAAATTAGTAACATAGCTAGAAGGTATAGATGCAAGCTGAGAAGGAATATTAGTAATCCACGAAGGGAGAATAGAGCTAAGCCAGTCCTGACCTTCCTTTTCTAATCCTTCTTCTTCCTCTAACTCTTCAAAATCACGGCGGCGCTTCTTTTTAGACTTCGCGCCTTCCATACGGGATTCGATAACGTCCTCGGTATCTAGGAGCTCTTTTTCTGCCTCATAGCGTAAGCGATTCAGGATCTCTTCATGAATAGCGGCATTAAGCGCAACGCCCCTTTCGTCTGTGATATATTTCCTAATATCAACATCAAATGGATTGTAATACCTATAGCGGAGTTCACTGGGGACAGGTAAACGCCGGAGGAGCTTTAACCAATGGAGAGAGGCACCGATTGACGCAAGCGCTCCTCCAGCCAAAAAAGCAGTAACGAGGAAGCGTAAAGCATCATCTCCGCCACGCTTAATAAGTGGGTCTTCGTGCGTATTCATCAGCGGTCTATACCTTGTTCAACTGGGACAACGTAATATTGAACCCATTCTAAGTAAGCAAGCAACTTTTCACCTTCCCATTTAATCTCAAGTCTATGACCTAAAAACCAATTATTTGCTATGCGATCTCGTACCCAGCAATAATATTCATGATCTTTAGGATCCGACAGGTCAAAGATTTTAGAGTGGAAAAATGAATAAAGGGTGTAATGTGTGTAAGGGCCTTCGGAATTGGTCTTTAGGGCCGGAATACCGTTATACCCGGGCCAAATCAGTTCACCATCATGCCACTCCGATTGCTCACCATAATATTTTCGAAATCTAGCCGGTCCTACATACTTCAATTCAGACATTCAAGTTATACTCCCGATCCAATAGCCCTTGAATATGTTTAGCCAATAAGCGATCCTTCTCTTTTCTGATCTTTTGAAGTTCCCGGATGAGGCGATCCTGGAATACCATATTGCGCAAACTACCAGAATCAACCATAGGCTTTCCAGACAAACTTGTAGCAGCAGCGACAGCCTCCCCTGCCCTTTGACCAAAGATAAAACTACCATAAGCATAACCTACTAGACCTACAGTGAATGCCTTCAGGAGGACCCCAAGAAGACTCGCAGCAGAAGAACCCACAGACGCTACTCCCGAAGCGGCACTTGACCAGAATCCCCCCGGCGTAGCAGGAGCAGCGGTAGCGGGAGCAGCGGTAACGGGAGGAGTCGACTGTGCGTATTTTGTGAGCAAATTAAGGTCTAAATATTGATTATCCATCTGTAATCTCGTCGCCATCTAGTAATAACTCTTTGGAAGACTTTTTGCTAAATGTTGGAGTACTTGCTATACTATAAGGGCTAGTTAGATTCGGCACGACAATACGAATCGGCCTCTGAGGATGTTTGAGTTTATAGGCATCTACTTCAGGATCACCAAAGGCCCCCTGTTCACAAGCCTCCTTATAAACACTGCGGAAATCTTCAATAAATTGGCGTACCTTTCTTTCTTCCGAGGGGTAGCCTTCCGCTAAGACAGAATCCAACACCGCCGCTGCATAGGCCCGCTTTAGGAAAACCTTAGGAGGCAAACCTTTAATAATTCGACTCCGCTCTTCATCAGGGAGATCCTTAAAGGATTGACCACTAGAAACATTCGCCGCAGCCTCTGTATCGACTAAATATACAATACCATTCTCCGCCCAAAACTCAACGCCTTTATAACGCTTTACAGCACCCATAAAATACCCTTCCTACGAATTCATTTTAAACCTAATATATCAGGAATACCACTAAAGCCTTTATTAGGAGTATACCTTTCCAGCTTGCTATCGAAATCAATTAACTTAAAACCTCTATCACTAAATAGATCTGATTTAGTCTTTAACGCATCAAGTTTATCCAATGCCGGTGTAAATTTACTTTCGTGAATCCCGCCTAGCATCCCAGGGATTAACTCATGCCAAGCGATCTGGCCTGTCGATGTCGTTGGAAGGCGCATGAGCCCTTCCGTAACCCTCCGCAGCGGGGTTCCGCTCAACTGACCAGAAACCTCCTCCTGGAAGCGGGCAACCTCGGATGCATAGGCCAAAATATCAGCAGCCTTATCATTAACCTCCGAAGAATGCAACAGGAACATCACTTGGCCCGCATCGAGCATCCCGATATTGGGATAGCCGAAGCGTTCAGCCAATTGCGCAATAGCCCCTTTCCTAAGCTCCGGATGGCGGTAACTCACCATAATTCGATCAATATAGGGAGCAAGGTCATAGACATATTGTGCCTTCCGAATGGACTGCTCTACTTCTGGAGTAATAAAGGATATATTTCTAGAGTTCTGGCGCAGCAACGCCATCGCTGTACCAGGATCTAATCCAGATTCGCTAGCCATTGCAATCCATTGAGCAGGAAGAACACGGGGCATGTCATTATTCATAATGCGGTGATAAAGCCGTAGTAACGGCCCACCAGCACCCATCTCCCGTACTGCTCGAATCGTCGCTCCGGCAATATTCGCGGCTGGGCTATAGCGGAGGTTATTCCTGAGTTTTTCGTCTAATTTCTTTATTACTTCCCCAGAAACGGGGGCTTGAACTCCAGAAGCGGCTAGGGCTGCACTGTATAGACCATGCGGAAAGGCTGATAAGATATAGAGATCCCGACGGAGACGAAAGGCGGCTTCATCTAGAGGAAGCCCTTCATACTTTGCCCGTGTCTCTAGAATAATCTTCGTTAAATCTTCTACGGAAGCTGATTTACCGTATCTGGCTACTGCGTCTCTTGCTGCCGCGTAATATTTCAGTAATTTTTTAAGTTCATCTACAAATATATTAGGATTAACGGTAGGGGCAATTAAACCCTCTTTAATGGCGGAGCGGAGAATTTCACCTACGTCTTTGGCTGTAAAACCCTTCGCAATAGAGGGGTCAAACCGAACTTCCTCCATGAAACGATCAACGAGCTGCGAAGCCAGGTCACCATCTATACCGAATCCAGCATAGGCCTCCAGGATCCCCTTTAAGAAAACGGCACGGGATCCAAATTTGCCAAAGAGGGAATCATAAGCGTCTTCACCAAAAGTGTAATAAATATACGGGGCAATGAGGTGCCAGAACTGCTTATAAAATTGCAGTTTTTCTTGGGAGGGCGCATTTTTAGGGTTAACCCCGAGGATCTTAAAAACCCCATCAACAAGGGCGTCGCTATCTGCCTTAGTTGCAGCACTCCCTAGTTCCTGGGCGACCTGCAAAAAACGTTTCCTGTCCTGAGCAATATCGAATACGTTCCTCCTTGCCCCCGTAACGTCGAAAATATACCCCCGCGCCATAAGCCAACGATATACGTATGGCTTAAGCATACCTATAATCAGACTCAGACCATTTTCATCGGCCATATCTAACTCTCAAAACGACTAAACAGGGGTACCATTATAATTATAAAACATACCGGTATCCCAATATGTCGCAATTAATCAGCAAATCCGTAGAAAGAGGGATTTCTGAGCTTGCCTGTAGGTAGGCGCTCTGTATATCTGATACGAATCCTTCTACCAATAAATTCTTCCGGAGAGGCGTAAATCTCTTGGCGTAAAGCGTCGTCTAAACCAGTACCAACGACTCCTATCGGCTCGCCACCGGGTTTGTCAGAGAAGAGGATACCGCCAATCGCCTTACCCTTATATTTTCCACGTCCAGGGGTAAAACCAACAATATAAAAGTTATCTTCCTTAAAATTCTTATATTTATATGGAACCCCTCTTTCAGGGAATATAACAATACCCTCTTCAGTTAATGTATACTGATGCTTTTTAATAGTTTCGAGGAGTTGCTCCGCAGATTGAACATCCCTGGCCTCAATAGGACCATGAAAATTCTTAGGGAGTTTATCAAGGACTTTATTCAAAAATTCGATACGTTGAGAATATGGACGCTGATACCAGTCTAAATAATGTATATCGTCTTTTCCCTGACGAACTACATCAAAGATATAGAATCTCCACTCAACCCCCAGCTCCTTTACCCGTTCCATAGCCTTATAGAATTTCGAATTAAGAAGGGCGGAGATTTCTACAGGTGTCAAAACACGCTCAGTACCGTCAGGTTCCCGCCTTACTGCATAAATCTCTGCTAGCAAAATTGTATCATTTAATTTCGGGTCAGGGATATTCGGAATTGCGCCAAAAATGCGCTCCGTATGGACGATAGGTAGGCCGCTCCGTTTAGAAATGCGATGAGAGAATACTTCTAGTTTGCCGTCTCGTATGGTGATGATGCCGAGTGCCCCATCTACCTTTGGCTGCACGGATGCAATAGTTTGACCGAGAAGTTTTATTAAAGTACGGGCCTGCTCCTCGTCAATACTTTTATACCGTAATTTCGGAGGAAGGGCGGGATTAGGGCTAACATTGACCAAATACCAGCGCTTAGAGTCTTTCTTATCCTTTACCAGGGAATAGCGGGCAATCCCTCGGCCTAAATCTAGAGAGAAGACGATCTTATCAGAGGAAACATTATGTACGACAATAGGAGACTGCTTTGCCGGGTGAACATAACCCTTTCCGTAGCCCGAAGGGATTTCGCCAGAGAAGTCCTTATAGTCATAATCATGGAGAGGTTGCGCAAAGACAGCTATAGATTCCCCGGGTAGTTCGGGAAGTTCCTTTCGGGTAGCGAAACTGATGAGACCCGTTTCTGGTGTACCTATCCTGATATCATAATGAGGGCCCGCCCTCTCAGCGTCATGCCGACTAACAACAAAGATAGGTAAAGAATCCGATTCCCCATACTGGGGAATTTTGCCTAGATCGCCATAAACCTCAAAATCTTCAATACCAACAGCATGCTTAGCAAGTTTGTAAGAAACAACTTCTAAGATGGGGGACCTCTCAAGCGCACTGTCAATACAATAGAGAAATAAACGGCTATACATTGCTCATATCATTGCGGATGACCAAAGAGTCAAATGTGTGGAATGCGCGGGCATTGAAACATTTTGCATGGCTGCGTTTCAACTCCTGACAGAAACTCCGGCCAACGGTATCAGAAAATGCAAAAAATGCCTCCCTTAGAAAAATTTCTCTAGGATCATTAATCTCTACAGTTAACATTGGCACATTAGTACAGAAGAACCTGGAAAACGGGGCATAAAGCATAGCTTGCAGAAGTCCAGTCTGAAACGCCCTATAAAAATTATAAGACCTGCCAGGTTGCATATACATCAATTTTTTAGCGCCGCAAAAGTCAGGATGAATCGAGGTCTGGCAATCTAGGAAAAATGCTAAAGATGCAGGAGTAGCCTGGCATCTTGGAGAATTATGGTCGTATTCAAACGCCGCCAGGCAGCCTAGATAAGAAAGATATTCTTCATGACGGAGAGGCAGGCCAGATTTGAGGAAATAACCGGAGTAAATAGATAAGAAAGCCTTAAAGGTAAATCCGAAGAGGATATAAGGCTCATCGAGATAGACATGAACTGCATTCGTTGCGTCGATACTGAAGAATACGGGAATCTGCTTCCGTTTTAATCGAACTGAGGTACCTAAATCTGTGCAATGATAAACCGGATGCCCGTCTTCCCGGTGATAGCTGCGTTGATTCAGCGGTACAAATAGTTCGCGGACGATCCTATTGTAGTCCTGATAATAAAATCCGTGGAGATACTTGGTTGAACCGCAGAGTTCTATATAGAAAGAAGGAAGATAATGAACTATGTGGGCGACATCATAAATCCCTGTCTTATGATCTCTCCAGAAATGATTAAAGAAATATCTAGCGTCCACACGTGCAGCGCCCTTAGTTGCTCCTCTCCTGTAAGGAAGATTTATCTAACGCATATTTTTCGATATAGCCTAATGCCTTACGAGCAAATTGTTCTAAGTCATATTCCCTTACGGCGTCCAAAGTCGTAACGTCCTTGTAACCCCGGATAGATGTCCCGATAAATATAGGAGCAATGTAGAAATATATGATGGCCTTGACAAAGTCAGGGACATTTCCAAAGGAATTTGTAGGGAGAAGGGCTTCTTGTCCGCTTGTTACCTCTTCGTGTAAAGACTTGGCAAACTTATCAATGCCGTCTCGAAGCTGGTCATCCGTAACCCCTAATTGCTTCATGATATTTTCGAGAAATGGGCTCTTTCCATTCTCCAGTTGGTAATTAAGCTCATTTAATGCAGCGCCGATATAAAGGAGACCGCAATGGGCCAAGTCACGACCAGGAGAATAGTAAAGACGAACAGGGGCGTCCTTTTCAATGAATTGGAACATATCTATTCCTCCTTTCCCACAAAGTGCTGAATAAACGCCTCTGGAGTTGAGAATTTAACATTCTCAAATTCTTCAGACTGCAAGAGTATATTTCGCTTAAAGAACCAGTTACCCTTGGGAAGAATTAGATGGACAGAATCGTTGCTGAAGCAAAAACCACCGCTTAATCTATAGTGCTCAAATTTCGCATAAGGATTTCTTCTCCTAGAGCAGAAGGAGGCAATATGCAACAAATATTCACCCACTTTACCAATATCAGAAGGAACAGTACTTGTCAATACAAAACCGCGGGCAACCAGGTGAGATTTCCCGGCGTAAAGCCAGTCCTGCACATAAACAGGCTTATCTTCATTATCTAGAATACATACCACCTGCACTCGCCCTCGCACCGGAATAACCGGTGAAGTTTGAGTAGCAAAGAGGGCAGCAGTTCTAAATACTAACTCTTTATCGGAGTGATTGAATTCATAGGGAACCTTAGGAAGAATCCCCATCAGCTTTGCAGAAACTTCAACAGGTTCTCGCTGGATAACATCTATTGGCTTAGATTTACACAGACGCCGATAGAACTTTCGAAGGTCTCTAACAAAGGCTGATACAGATTTAGGTTCTACGAGGACCATGACTGCAACCGTGGAATGCTTTGCAAAAATTCTCGGAAACGTAAGAGGCAAGCATCGTTATGAAATACCAATACAGAGCTGCAATGTATATTATAAACATCTGAATAAGGGGCTAAAACGTACAGTTCTCGCTTAATAAATGAGAATACAAGAATAGAAGGTTCTTCCTGGTTATATTCCACAAAATCCTTATAAAGTTGAGACTTGTAAAACTTGCCGGGCTGAATAATAGTCGTAAGCGTTAGAACCGGATCCCGAACCTTGTATGGTACAACGCGGTAACCGACGATAGAGCGTAAGGATTCTATATCCTTTACGCCTGCAAAATGCTTTCCTGCTCCCCGCAAAATCCTAGCAAACAAGGCTTCATCCAGGCGAGAAAAGCAGCCTTCGTACATGCATTCCTCCTCTGCTCAGTTGATGTTGGAAACCCTCATGTCAAACTTTGGCCATTTACCGGTCCGATACCAAATGGCGATACAGCCCAGCATACAAGCGTGCGCAAATTCACTCTTGTACCCAGGCTCGCATACAATACGGTAATTTTCATATCCCCGGGAGGTACCGACATCCTCAATCAGAGAAAGGAAATGACGTAATAATCCCGGAGAAAGGTCTGGTTTGACATCGTCATTAAAGAAGTGGATCCGCTTCATTTTGATAGCCCCAGTTACAATCAGCATGCAGCGTGTAGGATCAATATGATAACAGGGTTTAGGATGCCAATTTGTTGGAGCTACATAGCGACAGGCAATACCGTCATTTGTAGCTATATAACGCATAGGCATCAAACGCTGCTGTAACTGAGGACGATTATGTACAAGAATCGTCTCTCTTAATGCACCGGCACCGGAATAGTCATGGGCAATAAAGTGCGGTTCAAAGATATCTATAAAGCGGGAAATCTCTTGGGCTTCTCTAATGTGGTCATGAGGAGTATAAAGTTCTGTGGCCCAAGGTACATGGATATAACCATCATGAGTTTCACAAACAAGGGCTAAAGTTGTATAATTTCCTTCTTCTCCGCCTCCACCCCAATCAATCCCCAAACAGCGAACCGGATAATGTTTCACAAGCCCACGGATACGCTCTAACTCAAAACGGGAACCAAGGTCGGCAACAGCTAACAGGTCATTAAGGGAAATAAGCCGCGCCGAAACATCACAGGCCTCACCCAAAACCTCCCTGGCATAATCCGCATAGGGAATAGAACCTTCTCGCTTACCTAATAAAATAGACCATTTAACGGGATCGGCGTAGTGCGAAACGACAATAGGTTGCGGAACGTGATAACCGGCACTAATCCACTTCTTTTCTGGATAACGATGCACCCAGACTCCCTTTTGGGGATAAATTACGCGAGAACACTTAGCACAGATCGTTCCAGGATTTTCTTCTGAAATATCATCCCGATAAGGCCCAATCATCTTATCCAAGTCATGTTCGAGGGAAGGTATATTCCAATAATTACAGGCCTCACATTTAATACACCACTCTGCCTGGCTTGTCTGATTATAGTAAAATTGCAAAGTATTATTATGCGTTAAAGGAGTTCCGGTGAATACGCGGAACCCATACTTAGAACCGGAAGCGGCCTCTAGGATGATAGGAATAAACTTGTAGTTAAAATTTTGCAGCTCGTCTAGATGAACCTTATCCGCAGGAACACCACGAGTACGCTCAGCGTCTAGGTGTGCGTAGGAAAAAACGATCCCACTGCCATTTGGGAAGCTCACGAAGAGAGTCTGGTCAGTTACGGGTGGGAATATCTTCTTTAACCTGGATTCATTATAAATAGGGCGCAGAAACATATTACTGATTCTCATGGTCTGCGCCTCGAGGGGTGCTACAACCAGAATAACAAAGTGGGGAATTGAGAATACCTGAAAAAGATGCTGAACGACAACACTAGTAGTCTTAGCGACCTGCCGACCCGTTTTATAGACGCAAAGTAGAGGTTGGTCCTTTTCATATAAAACCTTGAAGGGGTCATAAGGCTTGTACCCTTGCCCCTTCAAGGTGACTAGATTTTGTAATAATATTTCATCCATGTATTAGCTTATTCAGCAACTTCTTCTGATTTAGGGACTTCAGAATCAGATGTTGAAATTACATTTGTAGTGTAATTCTTCTCGAATTCAACTGAACGCTTCCGATTTTCCTCTAAAGAGAGCTCAGGGTTGTACATGTAACGACGACGAATATTGAGTACAGAATACAAAGCCTCCAAAATATCAGGGCGTTGTTCAATAAGCATTCCAAGCTCTCGGGAGGGTACAGCATCCGAAGCCGGAATACCTAGTTGCTCACAGTAATAATATGTACCCTTAGGACCCGCTGATCTCGATTGGATATCACAAATTTCTCGAATCTGACGTTTAACGGCAGCACTAAACGCAGGACGTACTGCGCGGTCTGTGGTCAATAGATTTACTGTGGCAGTATACCAATCGAAATCTACATCCACCAGACAACCATCCTTAGTAATAAAACGGATCGGACAGCGCAATTCGAAATCTTGAATGCCGAAGGTATTCTTTTGCACCCTAAAGGTCACTTCGTGTTGATATAGGGAGTTAATACTTGTGCGCGTATCAGAACTCCGGGAAAGGAGAAATTCATAACTCGCATAAAATTTAGGTTCTGAACCGCCAAGAGAGGTAATGATGGGCGGAGCAGCCCAGTAAGCACCCGCGGCCTGCCTTACCTTCTTATGATTCACAAAGCAAAGTGTAATAAGGGTACCGAGAAGTTTGTTCGCATTACTCCGTAAGAAATCCGCAATCGCCCGGCTTTCTACAGAAAAGCGAGCAGAAAGTGAACCCTCTTCCTCATGCTTCTTAATAGTATCCTCAGAATTACAACCTAATAGACTATCAACGATGATACAAAGGGGCGCATGCTCATCCGATTCATTGAAGCATTTAATCGCATGAAGGATACCTAACTGCCACTGATCTAAGCTACTACAGCTAATGCACCAATAACGAGAGGTATCTTTAAGCACGGCCTGTTGTACATCGCTGACGGGCCTGGTCTCGGTCTCGAAAATGATCCCATAACCCGCAGCGGCGAGGTGCCACCGCATAACCTCTAAGGCGAAGGTAGATTTAAAGCTGGCCTCCTCGCCAATGAGATGAATAATCTTTCCTAGAAAAAGCCCTTCGTTTTGAAGGAGATATCGTGTAGAAAGAGCAGGTACAGGGATACAAACATTCGATGCACGGGGATCTAGAAGACTATCTCCGAGCTTTCCAGCAATCGAAGAAACGATCTCAGAAAACTTCATAAGCCCTCCGAATGAAGTTCAAGGAAACCAAACAGGCATACTGCCTGTCGTTGTCTTATCTAATATTAGCCCACATTATCGCGGACTTGCTTAATTAAATCCGCAATACTCTTGGGTAGCTCCGGCACATCCGCACCCTTCTGCTGAGCAGGGTTTGAAACCTGGTCCCTAGGCGGGGTGGTCTCACGCCCTTCAGTAGGAGCAGGCCCCACCGGCTGCACCTGAAAGGGTGCTTGGGGGACATGCGGATTTTGAACTACAGGCGGCTGAACCTGTGCAGGCTGATAAGTGAAACTAGTAGGAGGGTTCACTGGTGTCGGAGAAGGTTGCTGTGAAATTGGTGACACGGGTGTCCCTGTAAACGTACCAGCTTGCTGTGTGGGTCCAGCCTGCCCGGTATGGCCGGACATAGGAAATTCTGCTTGCTTGTAGCGCGCGGCTTCCGGATGAAATTGCTGCGTTGGAAGAGGAGCACCAAAAGCAGCAGGGGGCATAGAGGGAAATTGCCCTGTATAAGGAATTGTCGTGTTCTGCTGAAGAACACGAAGCTCCTCATTCCCGGCATCAATATAACTCTGAGGTAATCGGGCCAATAAGTCAGTCCCATTCAGCGCATAAACAACGGCTGACTTGGGAATACCGCTATATACAAGGAGTTCTAGCTGCTCATCAATTGACAGCGGCTTGAGAACCGAAGAGAAGTCAAAAGATTCCTCGGAGAGGTGAGCAATCATCTGAGCAAGGGCAGGATTCGGGTTCTCAATAGCCGTAACGGCATAAGAACTCATTGTTGCCGTGCTCCCAGTCGCCTTTGCCTTGCGAGGTTCAAGATAAAATACCGGTCCATCTGGATCTTGGACACGAGGGCCGAGCTGATGGGACTGCTCCAACAAGCCGTTAATGGCTGTAGGAGAAAGCCCAAGCAAGACCTTCGGACCTTGCAATCCACGCGGCACTTCATAGACGGTTTCATCGTCCCTGTAGATAATAGCAGGCAATACCGTCCGGCTAAACATATTAACACAAGAGAACCCTGAGCCTGGATTATCAGGATAGACATTTGACCAGGCTGAAATCGCCGATAACCACTGGTTTCTTCGGCGAATGCTCATAACCGCTCCATGTAAGATATGGAACGGGTTCGAAAATCTTCCTAAAACATCGGCAGCTTCATAGGGCGAAAACTGAACGACATCAACCCCAATGACCAAATCAATAAAGATAAAACGTTTGTACGGGATGATATCGTCCATTTGCATGTTATAGAAAATCGGTTTGAAAATCATACCTTTGCTGTCAAACCTCGGGCGAGTCAACACATAACCCGGAGCCAGTCCTAACGTACCTAAAAATGCCATTGTCTCTCTCCTTTCAGTTCAATCTTCATTCCACCTGTTGTAAACTTCAGCCTCATACGCAAAGTAATACCACTCGGAACTCACAGGTCGTCCATCAAGATCGCAGGAGCGAAATTGAACCCGCTCTTGCATGCACTCCTTTACAACCTTTCCAAGAAATTCATCTACTGTATTTTTAGGAACTAGAAATACCAAAGCATCGTGATTATTCATGCATAACTTATAACCATATTTTTTCCGATCAGGATAAGTATAAAAGTTGAACATTGCAAGACCGATAGCATCAGCTACGCCAGACTGACAGGGGAAATTTAAGGCCTCCCGTTCAGCCTGGGCAATCTCCTCTTGGTTAGAAGTATTGATGTAGAAACGCCGATAACTGCCGAAACAATTACGAATAAATCCGGGATTACGCACACGAGCCTTAACCCGTTCTTGATAGTCTCGAATCTTGGTGTAACGAGCATAAATTGCCTCGATGATACTCTCTATATCCTGCAAGGTAATATCGGCGCCTTGAGCCTTTAGTTGATTATAGCAGGACACAGCACCACGCCCATAGTTCAGACCAAAAATAATTCGTTTTGCATATAAACGATATACTTCAGCCCCAATGGATTGCAAGCCCTCCTTTGTGGGGGGACAGGGTAACTTAAACGCTAATTTTGCAATATTGGAATGGATATCAAGTTTATCGGGATGGTCCTTGGGTAAGGTTGAACGCCAATAATCTTGAATGAGAGTATGGTCTTGAGCGCATACGCCAAGCATCAGGAGTTCGGCAGCAGAATAATCCACTTCGACCAGGACATAATCAGGATCGGCAACGAAGATCGACCGGATCGGGGCAACATAATTGTCACCGAGGATCCTTACATAATCCTCCTCGCGGGATTTTGATAGGTTCTGGATATTGGGATCTCGACAGCTACATCGCCGAGTTTCCTTTAATGGGATATATTGCGGATGAATCCGGCCATCAGCACAGATGAAACCAGCAATACCTCCAGTACCGGTCTCGTCAGGGAGGACCGTCTTCAACACCTGATCGAGTAAGCGGATATCTCGTAAAATCCTGACAACTTCACTGAATTGTGCTAGATATTCGCATACTTCTGCATCGGTACTAGGTGTAGCACCATTAACCTCGCATTCAGGACCCCAATTCTCCCCCTTGGTTGTCTTCACAGGGGTCAGATTCAAAGATTGTACGTGAGCCGGGAGAACACGCTTCTTGATGTAGCGCTCCCCAAAAAGTAGTGCTACACATTGCTGGGACGAGCGATAATTAAAGTCATCCCACCCCGTTAACTCTCGAAGTTTATTATTGAGGCGTTCTCGGGTCGCAATAAATGAAGAAGAGAGCAATTTGAGGCGCTCCCGATCGGCAAGGATACCACACTTACGGGCTTCATAGAGGCCTAAGTTCGCACGCATATTATTCCAATATGGGATCCAAGAGCTGTTCCTGTATACGTCAGAGTCCAAGGCCTTTGCATGATACCAGAAAAGTTTCAAGGTATAAACAGCGTCTCGGACGGCATAAGGATACAAGATGTCATTCGGGACAATACCATAACCACCAATATCCTTCTGCTTTAGTTTATGGGTCTTTGCATAAGAAGCAAGAAACTCCTCAAGCGGACGAGACCACGGAATAGCACCTACATAAAGTTCAGCACTCTTCTCTAAGTCGAAGGTAGCACATTCATCATGCGCATGATGAGCAATAATCGTATCAAATATTCCAGGATAATCAGGAGTACTTTGGTTCTCCGGAATAATATATTTTTGCAAGACATTTACACCGATAGATTCCAACCAGATAGCGTCAGCAGTAAAATTGTGTCCGACAATTTGAATATTGTTATTTGGGTTGAAGAGTCTATTTAACTGACGGGCAACTGCTTCAAAGCCTCCTATAAATGTTGGACGCCCTGAAGTATCGCTAGTCTCAATAATGTAGCCTGTATTTTCCGGATCCACTGAAGAAGCGAGCGAGATACAACGGACATAGCTTCCGCGATTAATAGGATAGTAGCCGTGCCATTCTACGTCCACACTCACACGAACCAAACCGGGTGTATTAAGCCATCTATCTATAAGCTCAGATAAGGATTTCTCATCTCGAATTAGAGTAAAGGTAATATTGTCGCCTCGTGGTATCTCTCCAAGTAAGCCATAAGAGACAATCTTCCGCAAGGAATTACTAAAGCGACTATAAGAATCATGACTCTTAAAGGCGTCTAGAGGGAGGGCATAAAGTTTTGCACGTTTGGTCTTGACGACAGAACCTTTATTAGGATTAGCAAAACCAATACTATACTCATATTCTTCAGGTTCATAAAGTACACGATTAAAGGCTTCTCTAGAAAACTGTTTAAGGGCCGTAGCACCAACACAGACAATAATATCAGGTTTAATAATGGAGAGCTCCTCTAGAATAAGAGGACGAAAGAACTTAATCCAAGTATTGATATTCTCTTTTGTAGGCGGCAATAGAACGCGGCACGCATTAGCACAATAGATTCTATAATTGCTATTCCAAATATCCGGGTAAAACTCTGTCAGTAAAGACCAAAGGGCACGGCCAAACGGTCCTACGAAATTAGCTCCGTAGTCACCCTCGTACCTCCCAGGGGTCTCAGCAATAATATAAATGTGAGAACTGTTTGGGTCAGGATTAACAGGTCCTCGTGGGATAGAAGAAATCAGATGAGAATTAAAACAAGCATTAGTAACAGCAAAGTCATAATAGACCTGATCGAAGAAATGCCCAGGAATGTACTTATAAATTTCATTATTAAATACTAGGGAGGAGAAGTAGCCATAAAGGAGATCAAAGTAAATAGAATTAATGATGTAATTGTTAACTATATCCGGGTCTTCATGATTACTATCGGCATCAGGAAAAAGTTGTCGCTTAAATGCCTCAAGGAGATAGACAGCAATATCGTTAAAGGGGACATATTCATTTGGAATATGATAAAATTGACGCTCGCCACCCAGTTCCCCCTGTGAAAGTAGCTTCCCAAAAGCAACCGTAGAAAACATCTAACTCCTCCTCATTAATGCATCCGTAAGGTAATTTTGTAATTCATGAAAGGAGATGTCCGCCGGATCACAGTTTCCAGGGAGCGCGACCGGAACAACCTCAACAAAACCCAATAAGCGTTTCGAAAGAATCTCCATCTTTTCCTTTGCGTCACCATCTAACAAGATAAATACCGTCTTATAGCGAGAACGCAAGAGCTCTACTTGATTCTGAGACAAATGCGTTCCAAAGAGAGCTAAAGCCGGAGGACCGAGGCGCCATACATCGAAAACGCCTTCTACAAGGATTGCATACTCATAATCCGCTGAAGCATCCCAGTTGTAGAAAATTCTGGAAATCTTAGCACCAGGACTCGTGATGTATTTGTTCTTACCGGTATAGACAAGCCGTCGAGCCTGCCATGCAACAAGCTGCTTTTCAAAGAAGATAGGAATGATGAGGCTATCATCAATAATAGGCATTGCAGACTCGTGTTCGACATAGCCTATAGCATACTTCTCCGCAATCTCTAGGGGATCGAAACCTCTAGAAATCAAATATTCACAAGCCCGATGATATAGAGGAAGAGACTGCAAGGGAATAAAGTTATGAGGAAGCGAAGCGGGCGATAAAGGCGGTTCTTCGGTGGGCGTGATAAGTGCCTCTTTGGGAATATACACATTTTTCCCTATAACCCATTCACGAAAGAGCTGGCTAACATCAAGATCAGAAAGGCAGTCCTCGTTATAGCATTTAACCAGTGTATAAGAGTTGAAGTTTGGGATATTTGTACCCCAGCGATGATTTACATATAGACGAAAACGGGTATCAGGTCGTACACGCTTGACATGGTGACAAAAAGGGCAGCAGATGCAATAAGCCTCGCCGCGCTGCCGTATAACAGTTCGAAACTTATCTCGAAAAGGATCGTAAACTGATTCTGCAATAAGGGGAACGCCTTGGTTAGAGATGTGCACCTGACCAAACAAGCTCTTTAACCTGTCATACAATTCAGTGTTTAGTACGGCACTCATCTGCGGTTTCGGATGCCAACACCAGGAATAAACTTATAATCACCGCTAACATCTTCAAAGGCTAGATAATCTGTTTTACGGATCACTGTAGGCGCGCGCATCATAGAGCGACGAGCCTTTGTGCAGGCGATATATTGCAAGTGGGTATCAATGTCTTCTCGACTTAGGGAAAAGGAATACCAAGCATAGTTAGCAAAAGATTTACACCACTCAGCATCGGTATGATCTGGGATGTGGTGCAAGGAGCGTTTTGAAGACTCGGCGGATAACTGATGGAAAATCCAAACAGAGCAGTTATACCGCCGGGCGATCTGAATAGCGAAATCCTGAACAAAAGAGGACAAATAATGCACAATCCGGTCATGGTTCTTCCTTCCTAAAGAAATTTCCCGCCGGATCATAGCGAGGGACCAATCAATTACAACCGTGCGAACACGACGCCCTTCCTGATGAATGGCCTCAATATCCGCGGCAACCTCCGGAATACCTCCACCACCATAAACTCGCCCATCAATCTGCTCGCCAGAGAAATCTCGAAAATAGCAATATTTATTTAGAAAAGCAATAGCCCGATGAATCCTGTCGAACTCATCGGGCTGACCTATCTCTCCGGCAAGTGTCGGGTCGGAATATATCGTTTGTAGTCGGGAAATGGGGATATTCGATACCATCGAAACAACACGAGCAATAACCATGTCACGAGGAAGCTCGTAAGAATAGAAAACAGCAACCTCATCATTCGATGGGATGCTAAGCATCGTACTATAGGTCAGTTGGAGGCCGAGGATTGTTTTCCCACTGCCTGTGCAACCCAACACGGTATAAACCTCGCCAGGCTGCATACCGCCATCCATATATTCATCCAAAAAAGGAATGCCCGTACTCACACGATCTTGAGTGCGGAAGAAGCATGAAATATCTTCGGGGATTAATTCTGTAGGATATGCGGCAAGGCTACATGCGTTGCGATAACGATCATAGGTGGTCTTAAGTAGTTCATCAAGTCTATTCTGAGGAGTGTTTACTAAACTTGTTTGCAGATAAGTCTTGTAATACTCAGCTACAAGATGATTGAAGAAACGCTGAGCAAGCGTAGGATCTAAAACACCTGGAGGAGGTGCGCGATAAACGCAATCAACAAGGGCAAGGGCATCACCAAGGGTTTCAGGACTTGTCTCCTCGAAGAGGAGGTCCGAAATTAACGCAGAAAGTGCTTCCTTTCCCGGGATTCGCCCCGTTTCCTTGTAATAATCAAGTAAACAGCGTACAACTATAGCAGCAGCACGGGTATCAGAAAATTGAAAGTAATCTGGACGAAGTAAAGCTAACAAACGACGTTGAATAGGGTTCTCATGGATAACATGAAAAAGCAAAAAGATCGTAATTTCTCGGCCACGTGTTTGCATAGGCAACCCCTAAGAATTAATGCACCAGGGTATTAAGGATTACCCCCTCCAAGAGACGGAAGATATATCTTTTGGTAACCTAGAAACTCACCGAGGCCAGGAACTTGGGTCTCGTAGCAATCCGGGCATATAGAATAATAAATCCGAGCGAGAGCACGATCATCAGAATTAAAATCCGGGATGCTATAAATCATTGCCAGAGCTGCTCTTACGACAGGATCAAATGCAGGCAAACAAGATAGGTAGGCCTTTTGAAGGGCTTCCTGGGGAGAATCACCCAAAAGGAGGAAATTAGCAGCCCGCGTTCTCAGGGTTGCAATAGCCCGCTTAAAATTAGTCTTAAAAGTCTCCGAAGCAGACGCCTCAGCTTCTCGAAAGGCCTTTATAGCGTTTTCGGATAATAGGTGATTTGGGTAGAACTTCCCAGAAGAATAGAATAAGATACTGTTGCAAATATAACCAACGTAATTAGTTATCTGATTTTTCTGTAAGAAATCAACAATCTTAATCCAGACAGATTTGCGGTGAATGCCGTATTTGTCAGTTCCTCCGTCCCAATGGGGGTCATCGCGCTTGACTCTAATCTTCTTAACTTGGGATAAGACATCATAATAAATCGACTTAATAGCTTGAGCTAGGGCTTCATAATCGTTGTCCGCTCGGGCTGTATTGGATCCAGCCGTTCGCCGCATAACTCTTCATCCTTGCTTTTGTGCTTCTAAGCGTTTTCTCATTAAAATCGTCCCAGAAATCAACAACAATTCCCGCAGCCTTGTTAATATCAGGGCAAATCCTTGAGACGCGACCGGGGAACTGAACGCTAGCGGTTTTGCTTGCTAGCCCATCTGCCCGTATAAGAACTTCCAAACCGTCGAAAGAGACCCCCGTGGACCACACCCCCGTAGCAATACAACCCATAAGCTCTCGAGAGAGGAATTTAACCCGCAATTCATCGCGGCGTTTTGGAGAGATTCTGGGAAAATTACCTTCCCGTCGCACACCAGCATAACACACCTCGAATTCAGGCAGAAATTGCTTGAGATTCAGTGCGTGATCGACAGTCTCTACCAAAATGAGCGTTTGTAGCCCGCTATTGTAGAATTCTCGTGCGATTTTTGCAATATAGCTATTTCGGGCGGTATTTTCCCAGTAACCTAGGCGCTTCCGTTCGACGAGCAGTTCCGGCAGCCGCATAGGCGGGCATGGAGGGCGAAACCATTGCACAACAATCGGTACCACACTCCCGGCCTGCGCAACCTCATTATAGTTCGCAGTGAAAATAGTTGGTCCACATAATCCTCGAATACGCTCCTGCAAACCGTCAAAACGTGTATTAGGGGTTGCAGTGCAGCCGATGATACGATTTGTGCTATAAGAGAAAAACTTGTGATAAAAACCATCCGTAACGAGTTCATCAACCTCGTCAAGGACCAAAATATCAGCAGTAAAATCTGAATAGTTCAAACTTCCTGCGGTATAAACAGTGACTCTACCTTTTTCCCGCTTTCCTCCAGTACATAGGCCGACGCGGGGCATATAGCGAAGCATCGTGTTGTAGATATTCATCACAACATCTCGACGCTTCGTTACGATATCAACTTTGGCTTCTTCATATAGACAAGCGAGTGCTGAAAAAACGTAACTTTTTCCGAACGCTGGAGGAGCAACGACTAAGCCACCTCTATTTGCAACAATACGTTCTTCTAGAATCTTTAAAAGCTCCTCTTGGCGATAGCGGAAGGTAAATTTCTGAGATAGCGCGTCCCAATTCGCCTGAAGGATTTTGTAAGGCTGATCCTCAATAAGATAAGGAATTTTTAGCGTCCCTAAAATCTCTAAGAGACGTTCTAGATAACCGTGAGGAAGGCAATAAGAACCGTCCTCCAAGATAGCAAAGTTCTCTTGGCGAGAAACCTGGACTTTAGAACGGAAAAGGTCATACTTCTTCGCGTAGAAAGAGAACTCTGCCTCCAGGACGCTAGCAAAGGCAGGAGTAACATCCCGGAGAATCAAGAATAAACCATGCTTCTTAATGAGCATCCTGACCAATCACCTCTGGAAAAAGGGGCATCACGTAATCCTGATAAAAGCTAGAAAAATTCCCGAGCTCTACCGGTAAGTATTGTAAATCCTCAGTAGAGCGATGCGTCAAAAAGTGCGCCCATAATTCACAGAAGGAGGCCACGAATGCCCGCGTTACATTATAGATTGCAGATAAGAAACGCTCTGTGCTAATCCCATAATGGCTAGATAGTCGCTCTAGGAAGAAACTCCCCGGGCAATTCGCATAATCAGTAGCGCCGTCTAATGTCCGTTGAAGTGCTGAATATGAAAACCATGCACGAAAGGCGTACATTGTGGGATTCGCTGAAGATTTACGCAGAAAACCCCGTACAAAGCGGCGTCTTGTATGTAATCCGAGCAGAAAATAGAGCTGCTCATAGCGGGAATCAACATCCACATCCTCAAGATACCATCGCGGATCACCAATACACGCCATCAAACGTGCTAAGGCCTCAACATCAGCGACATTATACCAATTCGCCGGAATCCAGAAACTGTGCTCTTGTAAGATAGGAAAAATGTCTAAGTTTGGCCTAGTTTCCAAACTTAGATTCGCCATCGCATAAAGGAAATCATCATGAGTCAGCTCTCGCGGGCCGCCTAAGGCAGGATGCACATTAATATCATAAGAGCAGCGAATGGTCTTATCCGGGTCAGTACTCTCTGGCATAGTCAGAGAGATTAGGCGCGGGGCGGCAATCTTTACAGAGACGATAGGAAGAAATTGGTCAAGAACATAGAAGAATTCGATAATACGAGCCATCTCCCTACACGGAAATATGGTGTAAGCCCCATCCATATGTGACATGACAAAATGGGTTACACCATATGGAGTAGGAAAGACCTCGATTGCTTGATTATTCCGAAAGATAACAAATCCAATATTCGTTCTAACGATAGCATAATTGTCCTGCATAAAGTAAACCTGTTATCGCATCAACGCGTTCAGGAGAGCATTCGTTGTGGGATACCCGAGAGCAACAACCCTGAACAACTGGCTCACATTTGAGTTAAATTCATCAATTCTAAAGTTCTCCTCATTCATAGCGGCGAGAGCATCTACAGGAGCTACGAGAGCAGCTACAAGAGCTGATTGATCGTCACGCTGCTTAGTAGATTGCTTTTTCGAGGCCTCCTTTATTCCATGAACTAAGAAATCGCGGACAATCCGAAACTTGGTGCGACGCAGGGCATCACTATCTCGAGGACTAATTAGCAGCCGTTTGCCAAGTTCCGTGGTCCACCTATTCCTTCGAAGCTCCTTAATCATATCAGTAGCATATGCCTTGTCAGGTAAGTTTTGCAAGAAGTCCTCAGGGTTTGGCACACCGGCCTTACGAAGCATGGCAGTGGCAAAAGCGTAATATTTGGGCTCGAGGTTCGGATATCCCATCTGAGCCAACTTATCCTCGGTAATTCCTGCTTGATCCTCAGTCATATTTTCATATGCACGAGCCGCATCAGTAAGGCCATCAGCTCCAAAAGTTTGCCGATATAAAGGCGAACTGAAAAATCCGTATGCTGCACTACCTAAACCAAGCAAAGTCAGCAAGATCGGACCGGCTTTCTCTTCAGAAACAAATGTCGAAATAACACCAACAAGCGTGAGCGGTACACCCAGTAGTAGAGCAAGTTTAGGCCAAACAGGAGTATCCGGATCAGAAAACCAATTAACGAAAGCGGAAACGACATCAACATTATCTTGAACCTGAAAACCACGTTTTGCAGCTTCCCGTTTGAAATTATCATAGGCCTTTCCAAAATCTTCCGCGGTCAAAGGGGAGTCACCGGTAGCTTTAGCAATCTGGTCATTTACAAACGCCTTAAAACCCTCAATGCTCACGTTTTCATTTTGCGCTTTATATGTTTTCCAAAGGTGGTGTGAGAATAGAGCAACGACAGCACGGCGATGTTGTGCGTTTGCCGAGTCGAAGGTAGAAAAGTTATTGCTATAGAGCTGAAGGCCGAGAGCAGCATCGGGGAATTTTTCTTCTAAGGTTTTCAAATCCCCGGCAGCAACAAGCTTCTCAAATTCCTCTTGGGATGAGGACAGATAATTAAGGTAATCTACGTGCTGCTTAGTAACGTCTTCAAATTCCCGTTGAAGGAGCTGATCGACACCAATAGTTTTTTCATCTTTACCGGGATCCTCATTACCAGGGTTGCCCTCTCCACCTGGACCCCCAGCGCCACCTTCACCTTCTGCAAACTTAATCATATTAAAGTACGGATTTCTACGCAAAATACGCGCGGCATCAGAGGCATCCTGCCGCAGCAAACTCGCCAATTTAACTGTTCTCGCGGAAGAGAGGGCACCCACCAACTCTCGCTTCAAGACGAGATTAAGCTGAGTAGAAAGCCGCATAAAAGCGCATTTAAACTGCTGTGTTTCGTAAATATCGTCAATGAGTAGCTGGAAATTTTCTGGAAGTTCAGCAATCATGGTACAACCTATCGGTAATTAACAATGTAACATCAACAAATTTATAGAATATAAGCAATCATTGACCCTGGAGTATCATTCGAAGCTCCTCTGGTGTAAGCTCAATATCATAACCAAGATTGGGCATCATAGACTGTGCCGTCAATTCTGCCTTTTCACGTAGTATTTCATCCCGACTAACATAACCCTGCATTGGTCGTTCTCTAGCTACAAAGGCCTTATGGAACGGAATGCCGTGGTTGGCTTGATACCGTGCAAGGTAGTTATATAGGCCACGTTCGGCATACAACAATGCCCGATCTACATCATGGATATTAACAGAGCCGTGGCGTGTCGGATCCAGAAGTTCCCGCTTTAAGTAGACACGAATCCAAGCACGCGCATCGTCAAGGGCAGGTTGTACGTTTTGGGGCATATGCGCACGGACAGTCAAAAAGTTCTCGTATGCTTTAATCGCTTTGTATGTCAAATAATTATCAAAAGTGGGCTCTTTCAGTCCATAGCGACCCATTTCATTCAATTCATTCTGAACACGGGTAAGACGACTCAAGAAGTTCCGCTTAGCAGAGTAGTAACGACCTTGAATGCGCCTATATGCACGCGGATCAATTGTTCCCTGAGCAGCCTGTCTCGCCGCAGCATTAAGCGCCTGTTGAGCATCAATTACTTCGTATGCTGCACCTTCGATATTATTCGCATCAATTAGATAATTAAATTCAGGATTATTCCAAAGGGTCTTAAATGTATTCAAAAGACCAGAAGTATTATAACCGAAGGTCTGATACCAATTTTCCTCGTTTATAGCCTTACGCTTTCTCTGTTCCGCACCTTCCACAGGAGTATACCATGAGCCAGGCTGTATATCAACTTTGTTAAGTTCACGTTCATGCGCATGAAAGTTTCTTAGAGTATCAATAGGAATATCTTTAAATGGATTACGCGTCCATCTTTCTTTGTACGCACGCTCTTGCTGTTGCCTCAAACGTGCTTCTGGGGTAAGTAGGCGCTTAGGAGGAACTGAGGAAGATTGTTCTAAATAGCCTCCCGGCAACCGCCAAGGAGCCCTGGGATATTGATGAAACCAACCTTCAGCCTTGCCACGAAATGGATCAGCATAATATACAGTAACCCCCCGATAAGGCGTCCCAGTGCCATAAGCAGAAGTCTTAATATTAGAGGGCGTAGTTTGCGTCGGAGGATTCTTAGGAACAGCAGGCGCAGAGGGTGATGTTTGTGATGCACGGACTTGGCGCTCTACCTCATCTCTTTGCCTTTGAATCTCTAACATAGCCGCGGTCTCTTCTAATAAAGATCGAGATTTCTGAGAAAACGGAAAAACAGTCTGGGGTTTCGATGATTGAACTTGCCGCTCCACCTCCTCCTTTTGTTTCTGAATCTCTAGCATATCCGCGGGCTCCTCTAAGAAAGACCGCCTAGGTTTCGGCGGATTCGAAAGGGTACGCGGAGGTTTCGACTGGGGAGGAGTTAGAGGGAGGCCGCGAAGGAGGGCTTCAAAGGAAAAAGACTCCCCGGAATCGCCAAGGGCAGGCAATGGCGTAGGCGGCGGCTCGTCAAAGGGTACGTTACTAGCGGGTTTTTCTGGCATAAGGGAGCTGCGTAAGCAAATAAGTAAGGAGGCTAGCTATCTTCATCGGATGGTGCTGACGAACCGTTCCTATATTTGTAGTAGTCAGCGTACCGGGACCTTTCCCTAAGCGTTTATCCAAAAGATTAGGACCGAAAAAATCAGCCGATAAAATAAATTTACCACCTTTCGCTGCGGGAGCAGTTACAGTTAACGGCCATTGCACAGGGATATTTCCGCCACCGGGCTGTGGACCAGGAACCGGGGCCTTCGCGGCAAGTTTGGCACGCAAACTGGCAATTTTAGCCCTTAAGTACAAAGCGGCAAGTTTCGCACTCTTTTTAGAATCTTCCTGTTTCTTAGGTTTCTTTCGCTCAGGAAGTTTCTTAATATTTTTCGTGTGCTCAGCCCACCGCTTGGCTGTACCTTTAGGAAGTTCGCCGCGCGCCTCTGCCGCGAACATCCAACGCATTTGAGCTTTAGATTTAAAAGGCACAGGTTTATCCTCGCTGCTCTTCTTCAGAGTCTGGAATACCGTCGCCGTCAGCATCAGTAACGTCTGCCTTACGACGACGCTTACGTGGCTTTACTTCAGGAACTGCTTCTACTGATTGCTGTGCAGCTTCATCGAGTGTATCTGAGCGGTGATTCCCTGTAAACCCCGGCATAGATTCCTTCTTCTGTTCCTCTGAATGTGGGGTTTCAGGCGCCGCAGTAGTTGTAGCTACAGATTCTTCTGCCGGTGCGCGCTGCACTGCCCTTGAAGCAAAATAAGCAGCTCGCCGAGCAAGTTCAAACGGAATATTTACGTTACTCATAAGGACCTCCCAAAATAGAATCAGACTGACAATAAATATTCTCCTAAATTAATTATAATCAGTCTCAAAACGCCATCCCCGGAGCGGCCTGCTGAGCTGCTTGTTCTTGAGCCTGAATCTTACCTTGCAGTGCCGCCTGATTATCTTTATCTTGTAAAACCTTCAATACTAAGGCATGAATAATCTCATTTTTACTAGCAATACGCCTCAAGGCAGACATTCGCAAACGCGGGTGCATCCCATAGATCATATCTGCGATCTGCTGAGCTGATTGTAAAAGGTCTTGAGGAGAAACCGGACCAACCCCTGGATCTGGTATCATAGAAAGGACCTGCTGAACCGGATCGTTTGTAGGAGGAGCCGGTTGCGGAGGTGCACCCTGTCCACCTTGTGGCTGAGGAGCACCAGGAGCTGGGCCCACGCCAAGCATACCGCCCACCCCAGGTACGCCTCCCATACCTAACAGGCCAAGCAGACCCTCCATGCCTTCTCCCCCTGGAGCGGGGGTGGCCATTTGCTCGTTGAGTTCTTCCTTGGCCGCATTTTCCTGCAATTTCTTGATTTCCTCGGCCTTGGTTTCTTCGTCGAGCATCTGCTGGCGCATCTCTTCCTCGAAGGAGAGGCCGATGCTCTTGAGGCCCGTATGCATACTGATGGCACCTTGGAGAGCCAGCTGGAGCTTCGCCATCTGACGATTAATATCGTCAACATGGGAGGGTTTCGCCATGCGCAATTTGAAGGGTTCCCACTTAAACCTAATACTCAGTTCCTTGGCTAAATAGCTCAAAAACTTATTGAAGGCATCAGGAATGGACGCCCAGACATTCTCAAGTAGGCGAGTTGCTACAGGCAAGGCATTCACTGCCATGCTACCTCGGAAAAATTCAATCGGAATACCTAAAGCAGAGATAAGATCGACCATTCCTTGTTCTATTAGTTGATGGGGAATGATACGGCCACCCTCACCCCCAATGAGCTGGTACCGAATCGGGAAGGGGGCAGAGAACCAGCTTGTCGGATCACGGCGCCAGGATTCGATGATTTCTTTAAGCTGATAATTTACCTCAGGAAAAGGCATATTGAATGTAGGATCGCCAAATTCTGGACCGGCAGCGCGGGATTCAGGAGAGAGGATGCGCATAGGAATTATGAAATCCTGCGCAATATTCTGGTTCGCCATCCGTAAAAGATCTAGATACCAGACTTGACGGAAGTTCGAGAGGATTGGAGGAAGCCCCCAGCCATTCATATCAAGCCCCGATATTGTAGGTTCCTTGAGGTGGATAATCATATCGGGGTATATGATATAATGCTCATTGCGTGCTAAGGCCTCGAGGATACTATCAGGAGCATTAGCTATAAATAGCGGATCATTTTGCTGGTAGCGTTTATGGATACGGGCGGGAATCTTCCATAGGTATTCTGTCTGACCACTTAAAGGTTCATAATTAATCTCAATCTCATGAACGGACCAGCGGATTATATTAATATCTTCAGGATTCGTACCTGGAGAAACAATACTCTGCCAAGGACCACGATAAGAGCATTTGAGGCAGGTTAAATGAAATTCGTTATTCTGTAGCTTAAAGTCGGTTCCCGGAGTATTGGCATAAGGCAAGAAGGCGACGGCGTACCCGCAATGAGGACAGATAACTTGCCGATGAATACGAGTCCAAACAGTAGAAAAGGAGTTACCGTAAACGAGCTGATCTAGGCCAATAGAACGGAGAATACTGTCAATATAAAGAGTATTGTAGAGGTAGTCCTTTAAACGCTCTGCCTCTTTGCGGTCGGTGCCGAGGACCTCAATTTCCGTAATAAAGTATGCAACAAGCCTTCGAATCGCAGCCGCAAGGGTTTGATTTGAGAGAAAGGCATATTCGCACCAATAAAGCGCGTCCCGAATACTAATCGGGACCTGCTTGGAAACGTAATCATTCCAGGGCTTAGGAAATTTATCAATATTAAATAGCTTTTCGTCAGGCATAGAATTTAATCTTCAAGATTTTCTGTAGGAGAATCTACAGGTTCTTCAGAAATATTTTCGGGCGCAACATGAGAACTATTGATTAAAACGCAATATTCATACCCAGCATGGCTAAAATTCAAGCCCAGTGCCGTAACAGGCACTGCGTCGATATCGGCATCCTGGCAATTCATAATGAACATAGAACCAGGCTGAGGAAACATCTTCGGAAAGCCAACCGCCGCAGAATTAAAAACGAGAATTACATAAGGGGGAACTGATAAAACTTCATGGAAGTAAGTCGAGAATGAAAACTTACTAGAAGGAATAAATATATCAACCTGAACAGAAGGCGCAGTTACAACAGAAGAATCTTGGGAATTGCGAGGAAAAGGAAATTTGCTATCTTGCGCGCGAGATACAAACGAAGGAAAAGGAGAGCTAACTTGAGTAAAACCTACATTTTTAGACGCCTGCTTCGGGTTCATATGTTCATCTCCGCTATATTTACTTAAAACCTCGATAAATTGATCCGTATCCGAGCAACGAGCCCTTAAGACTGCCAGGGATTTAATATCGATAAAGCACGTTCGCCCGCCAGGAAGATTAACAATAGCGTTCTCCGGGCAGCCAAAAGGATCATACCATTTTGGGGTTTCGCCCTCAACGGGGAGAACTTCGATGGTGCGTATATTAAATTGACTACTCATAAGCATATTCCATGATAATAGATACCATTTACAAACCTATCTAAATTTTATGTTCAGATGCCCAGGCAGAGGTATAATAGCTAAAACAAAGCGGGCGCGCTAGGCGCACCCGCCACACCCCATTTTTACTCCTCCACCTGAGTTTCCTCCTGAGCTTGCTCTTTAGAGCGAGCTCTACGACGGAGATAGCTGCGATCTGGGACAAATAGATCCCAAACGAGCCCCTTATAAGGGAAGGCCCGGAGGCCCACACTTTGCCCCGCGAAACCGGCGTGAGACCACTTCCTCAACAGAGATGTTAGTATGTCAAGCACTTCTGCTGAGGTCCTCGTGGCCCCGAGGTCTTTGGCCTCCAATTCCTCCCAAACAGCCAACGCAGAGCTGTTCGCTTTAGCCCGCGCGGTCTCTTTGTTTGGGAAGTACAAAGTCCCCCGACCGCGTACCCTAGGGCCATTCTGGCCCACGAGTACGAGACCGACCTCGTTCTTCGTGGTCCACCATATCCTGGCGGGCCAGGTCCTAAAGTCAGCGTAATATCTGACCATACCTCCTCCTTATAATGGAAGGACCAGGGGACGCGGGTATGACCCCGATGGTCATACCTCAAGAATAAATGCCATCAAAAGCAAGGATTTTCCAAGACTATTGATTTGCAGAAGTTTCTATACCAGAACCGTAGTTGAGGAGTCCGGCATATGTGATAAAAGCGGCATCTGCGGCATTATCACTCCCGGGCACACTTTCGTCGAGTGTCGTGCCAAACTGAGAATTGCAAGCTCGGATAACGGCGGCCTTGTTCGCTCGACCGCTACCGGTAGCAATTCTTTTAATAGTTCCAATAGGAATACCGAGGAATGGAACATTATGGTCCTCCGCCCAAAGGAGAGCTACAGCCCGCAGAGAAGAAAGGAGTTCGGAGGCCGATGCTACCCGAGCAACGACCTCCGCTGTGCTAGAAAGATATTCGGCAGGTGGGGTAAACTTAACATCTTCATAGAAAATTACAGAAGGATTAGCTAAAGAAAGGAATTGACGAAGGAGCAAAAAACTTATACTTTTAGACTCGTATCTCCCAGCATTTAGATCGAGAACCCCTATCATATGCGGGAACATATACCACTTCTTACGGGTATTAGAGTAGACGGCAAAGGCATAGCCTAGGTTCAGTCCGAAGTCTAAGCCGAGGGCCAGGCGATCTGGAGGGCCATCGAGCACCTCCGCGACTGGTATAGGGTTCTCCAAATTTTTAAGGTCTAAGGCAATCTGTTGAAGGGACTTGTAGGAATGCATAAGAAACTTTAAGTATGAGCTTCCTTCTCAATAGAAATTATCTTGTAATCACCACGCAAAATATCTGCCTCATGTGTAGCCATAATACACTGCACACTTTGTTGCTGGCAGAGCGTATTCATTGTATCCAAAATAGTTGAAATGCCATTAAGGTGTCGAGAGTCCAATCCGGCAGTCGGTTCATCTACAAGTAGTACACCAGTAGAGCATGTCATCAGATAGAATACAAAAAGAAGAATAAATGCCAGGATTACCTGTTGCCCGTAGGAAAGGCGTGTAACAGAGATATTTGTACCATCCGGGAAATGTGCAATAAAGTCATAGGTTTCACCATTAAATTCGAAAGAGACACGATACACAGCATCGACGTCAGCAAGTATCCGATTAACTATAGATAGAAATCCGCCTTCCGAGAGTAGATTACAGATATATTGTTGAACATCCGCCACAAATTCCTTGCAGAGATTCGTGCAAATATTAAAAATATCGCTATTCTTCTTATATTTCGCCCTGGCAGCCTCGGCCTCAGCCAATGAATTTTTTAGCCACTCCAAATGGGTTTCTGTAGCCTTTATCTGCATCGCGGCCTTTTCTAGCTGAGCCAGGCGCTGAGAAAGTTCAGAGTGGCGTAATTTAGCCAGAGCATAGACCTCATCTCCGGGGTATGTAACATCTGGAAGTTCTTTAATCTGGGAAATGGAAGAAGCAATAGAGGTCCTTTTACCGTTTAATCTTAGAAGTTCCTCAGTAAGCTCTTTAAACTTTGCGAGGGTCCTAGTGAGATAATCCTTAACCTGAATGAGTTCTTTTTCCAGGTCTTCAGAATATTGAGCCATCCCACGAACACGACGATGAGCGTCTCGCAGGCGGCGGAGGGCACTTCTTAATTCGGCCCGCTGATCTCGCTGGGTCTGAAGATTCTGAATAGAATTCGCCAAGCGCTGGGCCTGGTCTTCGAGAAAAGCGCAATCCTGGGCAAATCTCTTTAATTGCTCTAAAGGGATCTCTTGCTCACAAAGAGGGCACTTTCCAGTAAGATTATGAGATATATAATGCTCCAATTGTACCCTAGGATCATTCTTCTGATAGATTGCTAGGCGACTCTTGACATCCTGATATAGCTCTCGGGTATGCGCTAATAAGGAAGAAACCGGGGCAGGGCGATCTCTAAAGCGGGCTAAAATACGGGAAATCTGAGACGAAACTTCTAAATATTTTGCATATTCCGCCTTCTGCTTAGCAATCTGACTTAACCTCTGATTAAGATCAAAAAGAGAAGAAGATAAAAGTTCTTCTGTGATCTCTTGGGCGTCCTGGAAAAGATAGGTCTTAAGTTCTTGCCTTAACGCATCAAGTTCAGCTTCTACCGACTTTATGGTAGAATCTATCTCTTCAGCAGATTTTACCAGGTTTGCATAATATCTCTGAATCTCCGCAAATTTCTTTTGTTCTTCTAATCTGCGTAGTTCCCTTTCAGCTTGCTGGCATTCTTCCTTTAACGCAGCATATTCAGCCCCCTGCTCTCGAAGAGCTACTAGCTGGGCCTCTTGTTCGGCTATCTTTGCTTGTAAATTAGTACAGAGATAATCGGCATGGGAATAATCAGCCTGAGCGTCTCCGAAAATAGTCTTAAGGGTTACATTGAAATAGGAAGAGAAATTTTTGAGCGTTCCTATACCAAAGAGGGAGAAAATCTTATCCATATCATAATTAGCAAAAATCGAGAGGAAAGAGGGAATAGCTCCTTGCTTCAAATACCAGGAAAAACCTCGCCCCTCTAGATTAAAGGCCGCATCAAAAAAGGACTTAACGGCACCAACGCCATAGCATACAGGTTGTCCAGTTTTAAGGTTAATAATTTCCGCGGAACTGCCAGACCTAGAAATCGTTCGCTTACAGAGATAAGGAACGTCGTCTAGGACAAATTCAGCCCGTAAGAGTGCAGAAGAAGCCCCTACACGAACATACTGAGAACGAGAGGCGGAAGAAGCGTAAAAAAGGATATTCAAACCCTCTAAAATCGAAGACTTACCTGAACCATTAGGCCCTACAAGCAGATTTAGGCCTGGGTCAAAGTCACAACGGATAGACTCAAAACCACAAAAGTCCTTGGCCTCAAAGTATTGAATCCTCATGGAAACCCTCCGCAGCTAAAACCGCAGCTATTGCCCTTCTGAAATAAGTATCACGCTCTTCTGGTCTTTCTAGAACACGCAAAAATTCTCGATAAACCGCCGCATATTTTGAATTCTTCGATATTAAATAGTTTAAAAGCTGAACACGAAAATCATAGCCCTCAGTATGCAAAACATCCGGAGAATTCAGTGGCGCGGAAGAAGAAAAAGAGCTTTTCAAAGACATCCTAAAATAAGTAACCTCCTCATAAAACTTCTTAGCAACCAGAAGAACCTCAGATACTCCGGAAGCATAGAGAATCGGGATCTGCAAGTCTCCAGGAAGATTTGGATCTAGCATCGACTCCGGAGGATGCTCAGCCCGAAAGCGTTCTAGATCCTCCATCGTCTGCAAGCAGGGTCTATAAACGGAACGACCGAGCAACGGGATGTGGGTAACAGAGAGATCGGGCCATAGCACCAGGATCCCGTAAGGAGGCTGCCCATTGAGATCAGTAATACAGGGCGTCCCGGGGAAAATAATACGAAAACGAGCAGATGAAGGGGAAGATTTCAATCTTACATCACTAGATTGGTAATCATTAACCTGGGGAGGATAAGTAAACTGGGAAAATGCATGAATATCACCGGATAGGACTAATTTCAAGCCAGGAATAAGCTCTAAATCCTGGAAAGAAGCGTTCCCGGCTGGGCCCAAGATATCCTTCCAAGCCTGGTGAGTTACCAGGATATCTACCTCTTCTGGGCGGTTAGCTTCTAGAATCGCATAAATCGTGTTATACGGCGTTCTTGTAAAATCCAAGCCAAGGACACTAAGTCCACTCGAAGAACGCAACAGACGCGATCCTAGGGCCATAGAAACGGGTGTCCTGGAAGAGGAGCCAAGAAGGCTCAACCACGGCGGCGAGCTAAGGTCATGTTGGCCTTGGACAAAGTAAACGACAGCAGCTTTCGGAAGGAGCTGGAAGAAGATATTAACAATCCCTAGTACATCAGCGGGATTGATACTGGTATGGAGGATGTCACCGAGAAGGAAGACGAATTCCGGCTGCAACACCTCGACAATGTGAGCGCATTGCCGGAAGGCATAAATAACATCCCCAAATGGCTTCGGCGCATGCTTCCAGATACGGGCACCGGGTCTGACATGCGTATCAGAAATGCAGACGGCAATAGGACGAACTCCTGGACGACGAGGAAAATCAGGCAGCGGAACCTCGTCGTGCACAAAAGGTACATAATTTTCCGGAATCATCGAATCACCTCCAGTACACGAAATGAATCTTTTCTACCTCTAATCGGGGGCTTAAGCATGCCGCCCGCGGGGGGTGCCTAATAGTTAATTGATTGATAACGTTATCCAATAAACCTGATATTACACGAAACTGTAGGTGTTACTGGAAAGCATAAAAGTAGCATTATACAGGTTGATATATCAAAGTCTGAAGTCTGCCTAAGTATAGATATATATTATACTAGTTAGATTATACACAAGAAAGGGTAGAGAGTTAGAGATAAGGCTTGATTCTAGGAACTACTTTAAAGGGCTAAAGAATTAAATTAAGAGATTAAACACGAACCTATCGGTTCGTGTAGAAATTAAGAAATAATTAAAGAGCCTAAATAAAGTATTATCCCATCTCACGAAGTGAGATGTAAACATTAAAAGATTAATAACACGTCTAGTTAATCCAGGGGATCATGTACCGCTCAAGGGTGGTACGAAAAAACGTATGAAAATTTACTTTTTGACACCGGAAGTACAAATTTGGCACCTTGGCCGTAGGCCAATTGTGCCACTTTTCTGTTCCAAACGGAGAAAGGATAGCTAAAAAGGGGGGAACAGTAAAGCATGAAAAGATTGGCGAGCGGCAGAGCCAACGCTGGCGCGTTAGCTCCGCGCTCGCACGAGGCCGACAGGCCGCTGCGCTTCGCTCCGCTAACGCTCCGCTTCGCTTGCGTCCGCGGCCTCGATGGATTTTATTTTTTAAAAAGAGGTTAAAAGATTAGGCTACCTCAGACGGGATTTGGGGGACCTCCGGATGAAAACTGCTACTCGGCTCCGGTTTGAAAAACAAGAGCCATCCTGGTCCTGGCTCCGGAGATCCCCCCTTCCCTAAAGAAACTTTAAACTATTAAACTACCACCCTTACGGGTTATACGCACCTCTGGAAACTGTATGGGCTTCAGCTTATCCCGGAAAGATTAGTTACTCGGTAATGATTATTTAGTTTCCAGATCTCTTTGCTTAAATGCTCCCCCCACTTAGATAGCCATTCCTTCTCTTCTTCCGTTTCATAAGTAGCTCCTAGTTCCTGTCCGCTTTGTACATCCTCCGGGGGAATGTATTCGATAATGTACTGTAGGTGGTCCGGCATAAATTTTCTGAATTCCTCGATAATCTTATCTGCGATGAAGGAATAGCTATTTCCATATACTGTGAACCTGTAGATAATCATCGGTAGTACACCAACACAAGGGCCAAGGTTATCCAGGCAAGCACACTTATCACTTCAATAATTCTCCAGGGCACCGTATGAATAGATTCGTGCCAATGCTTCGCAGATCCAGAGTCGTTCATTTCCGTCCTTTCTGTAGCTCCATTCTCTGACGCATCTGTACTCTCGTGGGGTATCGTAGTGGATTGCATGTCGCTCTCCGGTTTCAATAGTAAACTGGATGTCCGGATAGCGTTGCATAAATTTAATAAACTTTGCTTTAAGAAATTCATCCCAAAATCCTCCGTGTTTCGGGTGAATGTACCGGATCATCTACTTCTCTCCCTGAGGCTTTGTACTCCTTACGTGACTCTCCGGAATCGAAATTCAGCATATGCTCGAGTCGTGTAAGCGTCCTTTCCGATAGTTTTCCTTCCCAGCAAAGCGTAAATATCTGCGTTAACAATTCACTTGTATCTGGAACCTGCTCGCTAGGTATCCTTATATGAATGTGCAATTCGTAGGTAAAACTTGATATGCAGTAGTAAATGGTAATTTTGTATTCGTCTAAGGCCTCCTTGGTGTCCTCGTCAATAATGCTTCTTATATACCGATCCCGCCTTCCTACGCCTAACTTATCAATCTTGTTGAGGAGTTTGGTCTTCCAGGTCTGCGCCTTCCTCATATTCCTTGAGCTCTCTTTCCACGATAGCGCAGGCAGCTTCGTAATATTCGCGTAAGAATTTCTTTAGAACCTTCTCTTTTCTCCGTTCTGGCTTTTCACGTACATCCTGAATCAATAGCCAGAGCGCTTCACTTGTTCTAAGATCGCTGATGTCCGTTATAATGGCGCAACGTAAACGTTTTTGCTTTCCCGGAACATAGCGGTAGAGAATTATTTTGTACCGATCACAAGGGATGCCTGTGTCTTTGTCAATCTCGGTCCCTTCAAAAACCTCCTTTCGCCCGATCCCTGCCAGGTCCACGATATCCGCCATGTTAAGTAGTTGCGCGGTCATGCTTTCCTCGCTGTTTCCGCTTAGTATGCTTCTTAACAAGATTCACTGCAAGATCAAAATCTTCTTGTAATAGCTCCTTAAGCATTTTTCGTTTCCAAGCAGTAGGTTTCCGGAGATACTCTCGAATAGCAAACTCTAGAACATCGCTTGTGGTTGTGCATGATCCCCATTTGCGAAAATTACTTTCTGATATAGTCATCATTAGGTATAGCGGTTTATACTTCGTAGAGTTTCGGGGGTACCTATAGAGAGTAAATCCTTGAGTATAAATATATTTGCCGGTTTTCTGGTCCTTCTCCGAGTGAAAAGAGCTGAACGCCTTCCCGATACCAGTTCGATTGACGAGCTTTTGCAGCTCCTGTTTGAGTCCCATTGACATCTCCTGCGTAGAAAAAGATGGCCGCCCCGTTAAGAGGCGGCCACTGCGATTCCTTATTCCTCTTCTCCTAAATGCTCTCGAACTAAAGTCTCTGCGGCTTCATAATATTCTTTGAGTAATCTTTTCAGTTTTACCTTAATACCACCTTTAGGTGAATAAATGGCCTCCCGCAGAAGGATATCTAAGACCATACTCGTTGGCGGCGGGACTTCGGATTCAGTCTCGATCTCGCATGTAAGATAGGAGAATTCGTGCTCCTTATATCTATAGAGGATAACATTGTACTTATGGTATCCGTCCGGGCTTTTTCCTCGGAAGACGGTTTTTCGGCCAATACCTAGCGTATCGACTAGTTCTACGAGGTCTGCAAATTCGTAATAATTATCTGCGATAGTCTTTTCGGTATCCTTATTTTCCATTTTTCATTTTACTTTCGCCATGCATATAGGGGTAATCTTAAGTCTGTACTTTGTTCTCTTTGCCAGATAGACAGCCAAAGCTATCTTCATTTCGTTGCTCCCGTGTGAGTCTTAGGACCCTTATTGAATCCTCATCTAGGACCGGTCTATTCGGCATCGCTGGTTCGGGTTGCGTAGCGTAAGGAACGGCCTCGTACCAGCGATCCCCTAGATGCATAAAACCTTGACCATGATAAGCCTCGGTAGTATCCCACCTAAAGACATACGTAGGTTCGCCGTCTTCGATAGGATCATGCGGAGAACCATATTTTCTGCTCAATTTATGCATAAAATCAATATCAAACTGAACTACATGATCCTCGATAAAGTAAACTGGGTCGGTCTGATCCCGTACTGACTTTGTAAAGGCAATAGATGCAAAGAAACTAAAATGGGGGTCAACCTTTTCCAGGCGACCCCCAAAGTATGTATAGATAAGACTCGGCTTAACCCATTGTGCGCCTGCCTGAAAGCACTTCATATATTTCTCTATATGATCTGGGAGATAAATGTCATCGTCTTCCCAGATAAAGAGGTAATCCGCTCGGAGCTTATCGCAGGCATAATCTACGAGACTATTATACTTGGCTCCGAGTGTTGGGAAGCGCTCCGTAAATGGGATAACCATTACGGTTTTATTTTCGTGATATAAGAAGTTTAGTAGAGCATTCTCTCCATCGTCAAAGACAAGCATGGTCATCGGTTCGGACCATGTTTGTCTGAAGAATAGGGCAATGGCGTTATTAACTAACCTTCTACGGCGGTACGTCGGACATAGGGCAACAACGTGACTCATTGGGTAATGTCATCTAATTTCTTCTTGGTATAATTATTTACAATCTCCGTCAGTTTATCGTAAGCCTTGTTCACCTCCCGCACGTAGGCACTGAGACTCTCGTATTCCTTTAGCATGACATCTTCATCATATTGACAAGTTATGATAAGGTCGTCATATTTGCGTGCTAATACTTCCAGCATATGTGCAGCAAACTTGGGCCAGAGCGCAGTAAGGTCCACTACATCATAGATAGATTCATAGCAGGTCCCGCCTTCAGTCGTGAAGCTGATCGGGATTCCTACGGAAAATAATCCGATTGCGCAAAGGGCTAATACCTCCCGAGCTGTTCCAGGGGCAATAAATATCTCCTTAACAGAAGCCAGCTTCTCCCCAGGAAAATGAGTTATTAGGCTAGGGATAATGAGAGCGTTTACTCCCTGCGGAACATTAACACTTTTCGGATCGTCTGCGATAACAACGAATTCCCTAACCTGGGTTTTATCTAATAAGTTTTCGAGATTTCTGCAATTTGTCAGTATCATTTTGCGCCTCAACGGTGATTTTTTGACCCTTCACATTCCACTTACATGCAAAATATGTATAACATCCGAATATCTTATGAATCCCGCGTACAAACGACTTTCCATCCTTAATGGTAATATATTCACCCAGGTCTGTATTTACGAAGATGTACATGCCTGTATCACGATAGGCGAAATATTTTCCATACTTCTGGTAAACCTGGTCAAAATATTGATATAACTCCTTCAATTGCTCCGATGGATTTTCACCACGGAGTTCCGGTGTAATAGGTCCATCGGAGGAAACCATAACGCATGGAATATTTGCCTTCTTTCTGCCGATTTTGGTGATAACTCCGCAGGTCAGGTTATGCAGAGTATGTTTGCCATATACGAGGCGCGCCCAACTGGAGATATCGGCCTTTGTATCCTTGAATACTTGTTCTAATATATCATATGTGCGAATCAAACAATTCTGATCCATTTCGGTACCTCTTTAACCATTTCCTCTCGTAATTCTCCAATTAGGCAGGCATACACCCTGGCCTTCGTCTCCTCTGGCCAAGGTGTGATTCCGTCGGTAACTACAAAGACTGCCTTATACCCTTTTTCATCAAGTGATTTGATGAGTACATCCATACTCGTTCCTCCACCATCGGGGAGGCCTTTGAGTTGATCTGGACGTTTGATACGCATGTGCTTTTCTAATATCTCTGTATCTCCAATATATATATCTACAAGTCTACTCGCCCGAATTACTGCGGCGAGCGTGTCAAACACCTCTTGCCGATAGAATGAGGTACTGCCTGACACATCCACAAGGACCGCAATCCGCTGGCCCAGTTTGACTGTATCCATTAAGATAATCCGCGGATCCAAGGAACGCCGCCGCGGACGAGGGCTAGAGAAGCGCTTAATCTGGAGTGAATTCGATACGGAATGACATTCACTCATGATCAATCGCCGCAGCTTCTGGATAAGGGCTAGGTCTCGATTTTCCTCTCGGAAATATTGAAGTTCTCCGTGAGAAGAAAGAAGACCCCGCCCCAGGGCATCTAGAATAGACTTCTGCGTACTGTTAATTACAGAGTCTAGATTGATACTATCATCCGATTCATCTGCCATCTCGCCCTCGGCGGTGGCCATATCGCCGCCAGTGACAGAGGCCTCATCAACCTCACCAGCCTGGGCGTCCGAAGCACCTCCGGCTCGCCCTTGGACCTCGCCGGATTCCGCCTCTGCTCCATCGCCGAAAAGGTCACATTCTTTACCAGAAAAGTTATCGTCGCCATAATCCGCAGAACTCCTTGCTTGTGGAGTTTTTGCTCCCTCTAGGAGCATGTGATAGTAGTCTTCTACGGATTTTCCTGGCGGAAGGGCTAGGTCGCTCGGGCGTAGGAATATTGTATTATTCCGCACCTGAGTTCCATAGAGATCAAACATATCCGTGCGGGTAATTTCTGAGGCAAGGACCCAAACCGGCCAGAGGTCTTTAGGGCAAATGTCTCTGCCACGTTTGTGATGCCTCAACTGGAAATATAGAGTCCCATGCGCGATGATATAGGCGATCTCCTCTTCGGTCCGTTCGGAGATGTTGATAGTCATCCGGTCTTGATGCAGCCGGAGCGTCGGAACCGTTGGAGATTCTGTAAATTCAATCGGGATGACAAGCATCAACTTTTTAAGCGGGAGCTTGATAAGCCTACCCGCCTGAATGCGTACTTTAAGTCTTTCTACTGAGTCAAACATTTCCTACTCTCTTTATGAGTTTAACAAATGCCGGAGGGACTCGACCTAGCGGTTTCGTCATGAAAATGCTGGCCAGGTACACAGCCAATTCTGCGGCGTCTCCTCCGATGAGATGCTCGGCAAGATAATTTATGCAATTTTGCCAAATTTCTTTTGCCTCATCCATACGCCTATCCAGCATATATTCCTGCACCCAGGCATAGATCTCGCTTATTCCGATAGTCAATTCAGCGATAGGAATTTTCTTACCTTTCTTGATATCTTCGTATATTTCTTGCGGTGGGCGAGATTTTGCTTCTAGCCAGATAGCGAAGTCTTCGGCAAATACCGGGCCACAGCAAGCCCGTAGGATATCCATATAGTCATCGTATGTTCGATAGCCGACTGCATAGGATGCGGCCAACGCGGGGATTGCGTGTTTTTGTACAGTCCGCGGGCATGGCCACGGCGTTGTTGGTACGCCCTCTGGCCGCTTAAAGCTATTGGGCCGACTTCTAAAGAAGCCTGCCATCTTAATCCGAATCGTCGGAATAGAATTTCTCCAGTTTTCTGGTAGGATCTTTACGCTTACATTGAGGTCGTACTCCCCTGTAATAAGGGCCTTTTCTTCCTCAGCATTACTTACATCTGCTGGATACCACGCGCAACGTGTAAGCAGATTTAGATTGACCTCGTTTAAGGCAATATCCCAAATATTGGCAGTCCCTGCGATAATGGTATCCTGCGGAAGACGATACTGACCTAACTGCTTATCTAATAACTGCGCTAAAACATTCTGCATACGATCGTTATCCAATCGATTAACCTCTTCAAGGATAAGAATAGCACCTTGAGCTAGTTTATCTAGCCAATAATGCGGAGCATAAGCACAATAACCGTCTTTAACTATTGGATATCCAAGTAGGTCTTCGGGTGCAGCACCGATAAGTGGAAGATGCACGTAATCTCGATTCAAGATACGGGCGAATTCTACAAGGGATGAAGACTTACCTATCCCGTTCTCGCCCACTATGATAGCAGGAACTCCAGCCTGTAGAGTTGTCCAAAGCGTCCGCGAAACTTTCATTCTTTTACCTTCTCCTCTCTTTCTCTTGTGACCAGCAGAACCTTTCCATAGCGGGCCTTCATGTACACAGGCCGATCTAATTTAATCCTTTTTCGGCCCCTGATGACAACATAACGTGTTTTTCCTGAAAAGTCCAGCGTTCCTGCCATATCTTTCTGAATTAGAATTCCGCTCGGGATCGCTATTCGAACGGAAGAATCACCCGTGTTCTTAATAAACCATCTCTTTCCAATCGTGATAGCCTGATGCTTCTTCAATTTTGTAACATACATGGTGTTTTTGACCTATAATTTTTTACAGAACGTATGGTAGATTCGGACCTTAATTCACTACTGACCAGCATCTCCGAGCTTCCTCCTTTATCTTTGCGTAAACCTAAAGTAAGGAAATCAAAGCGGAAAAATAATCCTGGATTCTTTTTATTCAGTGACTGGCACATCGGTGAGATAACCTTACCACAACGAATAGAGGGGTTCGGAGAATATAACTATGAGATAGCGCGTAAGCGCTTGGCTCATATTACGGATGAAATGCTAATATGGGCTAAACGCTTAGACCTATCTAAGGCTGTTCTTCTCTTCCTCGGCGATTATATCTCCGGCGGCGTTCACGATGAACTTATTATAGGGGCCGAATTTCCGCCACCAGTCCAGGCAATTCGCGCGGGTGAGCTTGTAGCTGCTGTGATAGCTAAATTTTATGAGAATTTTCCCGTCGATGCTTATATCTTGACCACAGATAATCACGGACGATTGACGAAACCTGTCATATATAAAGATAAAGGGATAAATAACTACGGATATATCACCGCGAGTTTGGCTCGTCAACTGGTTCCGGAGCGCAAATCTCTTCGGTTCCATATGATCGAAACCATTTACCATGAAATAATCTATAATGGCAAGACTATCCTCATCACTCATGGTGATACGATCCGCGCTTGGAACGGGATTCCTTATTACGGAATTGACCGGTTTATAGGTCGGGAGTGTGCTCGGCGTAATTTTGATTATCTTGCTATAGGACACTTCCATACGCCTGCCTTTATCGGGCGGACCATTATAAATGGGTGCCTTACTGGCACTAATGAATATACCTACGCAGCTGGTTACTCAACGGCCCCCGCGCAGGTCGGATTTACATTAAATCCATTTAATCTTTCGATTTTTTCTTCGGCTCCAGCATCCAGGACCACTTGTCGTACTCCTGAACGGCCGTCCAAAAAGAAACTAACAGGAATAGTCCTATAATGGGGTAGAAGTATAAAAGGACTACACCTGCTATAACCCAAGCAACGATAAACAGTGCAAGAAAGATCTTCGCTGCTTTCTCGCCGTCTTCAAAAATAGACTTCACCTGCGGTTGCTTTGTCTGCACTTTGATCGTCCTCCTTTTTCTTCTCTGCGGGTAAATTAACTCGTCAAAATACTTCCAATCTAGATCGTCTGGCATAGAAAGACCTCCTTTAAATATGGGACACACAAACCACCACATACCGTTTGGTAGAGCTATAGCTA